GGTAGATGGGTATGATATAGACATGAGAGCATTAGTGGTGGGAATTGTGGAACATGAGAGTAGATTTCAGGGTAATGTTGGAGAGAAATATAGGGGACTGATGCAAATAAGTACAAGTAAAGATGTGCTTAAATTTTTAGGTGTGGGTAAAGATGAGCTGTATAATGAAAAAACTAATGTTAGATGTGGGGTAAAAATGTTGAGGTATTATTTGGAAAAGAGTGATGGAAATATAGAAAGAGCATTATGTATGTATGGGTGTGGAGAGGGTAATAGTGGCAAGAGAAAAACATATTGCAGACCAAGCCGAGAGATTCATATTTTATATAAGAAGTATAAAAATTTATTTGAACAAGAAGAATATAATAATTTTTTGCTTGAAGAACTGGAAAATAGAAGCAGTGAGCTTGAACACCTAATTAAGGTTAGTGAAAGATGTGATAGCAAAAAGAGAAATTATTATGAAATGAGGATTAAGAGCGTAGAAAATGAAATTTATGAAATTGAAAAAATGTTGGGATAAGGTATTGACATTGACTACATGATGTGCTATAATACTTATAGATAAAACAAAAAGGAGAATCTGTATGCATTGTTTATTTATGTGTTTTGTGGCGATTATTGTAATGGATATTATTTTTGGAAAGAGGTGAACTTATGGAGTTTCTTATTGGTGTTTTTATATTTTCAGCTGTACTGTATTGCTTATTTGACGAAAAGGATGATTGGGGTGAATGGTAATGATTAGTCGTAAGGCGTTTGTGAAGATTATGAAGGCGCTTGCAAAGCATGATGATTTTGAAAATGCTATCAATAAGGTATTTCGTGACTTTGGCGATGATTCTGTAATTATGAGTTGTAACCTTGAAGGTGCAATTATGTATGTTATTCAGGAGCAATTCGATGACCTAGACGACGACTGGCTTGGTTATCTATGCTATGAGATGAATTATTTGCGTGATTACAAACCTGATTGTATTACTCTTGCTGACGGTTCTCATCCAGAAATTAATGACTGGAATGATGTTTATGATTTTCTTATTATGTGTATGAATGAACACAAAACTAGAAAGTAATGGTGATGTCGCATGGGTTTGAAGATGTTATTTGATGTGCAGAAACCTGTGCGTCTACCGAGACAAGAAGTTATTGATAGGTTATATAAGGAGTTTACCGTATATCAAATTAACGATATGATTAACTCTAAAAATAAGCCAGAAACAGATTATCGGAAGCTATGCAGAAATATTGTGTCATACTATGACGCTCATGGGTATGTCTCTGAGAAGCAGAAGTTATGTTTATGTAGATATACAGCATATAACTTTCTTGAGCCGGAAAATTTATCAAAAATAATTACAAATAACTCTTGACAAACGATTTTTTCTGAGTATAATATTATATAGAAACCAATCCCGACTGGTTTTAAAAACGACTTTTATTTACAAAAAACTAAGGAGAAACAAAATGATTACGAAGATTTTTAACACGACTACGGTTGCTGATGGTTCTACTGAACGTCTGACTGTTCACACGAAGATTGGAGAGTTTGAAGTTCCGGGCAAGCGCATTACTTGTCACGTTCGTCCTCGTGATAATGACGAGTATGATGCAGAATTTGGTAAGGCTCTTGTAAAGAAGAAGTTTGATATTCTTTCCACTGATGACCGTATCGGTCAGCACATGACTATGGCAAAGAATCTTCGTGCAATTGCCAAGAATCTGATGGATATCGCCGATAAGGAAGAGTGTGTCGCAGATGATATGTGTGGCAAGATTGAAGATATGAAGTGCGCTTACGACTATTTTGTTGAGAAGCATTTTAACAATAACTAATAAAGGAGAATAAAAATGGAAGAGAAGCATATCAACATGATTGAACCTGTAGAAGACAAGGTAAAGCATAAGCCCGAAAAGATTCTGTACTATACCTGTGTTGATTGTGGTGGTGTATTCCCTGTAAAGGAAGCAAAGATGGCAGAATGGTTTAATGCTCATGGTACGTTCCCTTGTCATTGCGCTAATTGCAAGAAGCGTCGTGAGAATTTTGTTAAGAGCAATAACAACTAATTTAACAAGGAGAATTATATAATGGTATTCAACTTTAAGGTTCAAAAGGCTGTTCGTGAGAAGATTGCTGTTAAGATTGCTCTGATGGGGCCTAGTGGTTCTGGTAAGAGCTATAGCGCACTACGTCTTGCGACTGGTATGCTTGAAGAGATGAAAAAGACTAATACTCTTGACGATACGAACGGTCGTATTCTGTTTGCTAATACAGAAGGTTCTCGTGGTCGCTATTATGCAAATGAGTTTGATTATGATATTGTTGACCTTGTTCCTCCTTATCAGCCTGAACAGTTTACAGAACTGATTAATTATGCAGTTGCAGAAAAATATTCTATTCTAATCATTGATAGCTCTTCTGCCGAATGGGAAGGTAAGGGCGGATGTCTTGAACTACAGCAGCAGGCTGGTGGTCGTTATCAGGACTGGAAACTTATTACGCCTCGTCATGATAAATTCATTGATACCATGCAGTATAGCAATATTCATATTATTGCTACTATGAAGGGTAAAGACCAGTATGAAGTTGATAAGGACGAGCGTGGTCGTACTGCTGTTAAGAAGCTGGGTGTCGGTGCAAAGCAGCGTGACGGTTTCGAGTATTACTTCACTACTACTTTCAACATTGATGTAACCTCTCACATGGCTAAGTGTGAAAAGGATAACACTCATATCTTTGAAAATGAGGGTTATACCATTCTGTCTGAGGACTTTGGTAAGAAGATTATCAAGTGGGCTAATAGTTCTGATGTAGAAGCTACTTCTGCAAAGACCTTTGCTCAGGCTCCTGATTATGATGGTTCTGGCTCTGTTAGTGAAACTTCTGAACTAACTGATACTATTAATAAGATTGGTAGTCTTGCACAGGCTCTAGTTGGTGCTGATAAGCTATCTAAGACCGACCTTGTGGGTATTATCAAGAAGTACCATACTAGCGCCAACTACAACTCTATTACTGATATTGGTGTTGCTAAGAATATTCTGGCTGAACTGGAAGCTAAGAACAACTAATAATACTTGACTTTTAGTCGAGTTTGATATATAATATATTTAACATTATAAAGGAGATTAAATCTATGAATACTCTGCATTTTTCTGGTCGTTTTGTTGCCGACCCTGAACTAAAGGAGACTAATGGTAATAAGTATACTTTCTTTACTCTTGCACAGGATGTTCACCTAAAGGACGGTAAGTCTAAGGCTATTTTTATTCCTTTTACCGCTTTTGGTCAGACCGCAGAAAGCATTTGCAAGTTCTTTAAGAAGGGTCAGCCCATTCTTGTCGATGCCTATATGTCTTCTTCTACTACTGAGGGCGATGGTAAGGACACTAAGATTACTCGTGTTAGCCAGATTGTAAACCGCTGGGAGTTTATGTCTGCCAATCCTAATACGGACAAGGGTTCTACCACCAATGCTAAGTCTGCTCCTGTTGATAGCGCCCCTACTGCGTCCGATGACCTTCCTTTCTAAGTAAAATTTAACCAAAAATAATTGATGGTTTTAGCCACCACCGATATGGTGGTGGCTATTTTATATTAAAGGAGGGAAAGTATGGAAGAAGAGAAGCAAAAGAAACTGCCAACTTTCTCATTTTCTAAACTAAAGAATTTTGGCGAGTGTCCAATTTGTTATTATAAAAACTACGTTTTGCATGAAAAGAAAAATGATAAAAGTGGTCTAAGCGAGTTTGGAACATTCTGCCATAAGATTCTTGAAATGTATGAGAAAGGACAGCTTGAAATTTGGGAGATGTTATCTTATTATCAGGATAACTTTCAAACAGAAGTCCCGTCTAGCTTTGTCGTAAAGATGTCTGATACATTTTCAAAAGACCTATATCCTTATTATTACGCAGATGGCGAGAATTATTTTACCAATTTTGAAGGATATTCAAATTGGGAAATTCTTGAATCGGAATATGAGTTTGAAATTCCTATTACTGATTACGCTCTGTTTAATGGCAAAGTTGACCTTATTGCTAGAAGTAAAAAGAGTGGTAGATTAATTATTATTGACCATAAATCTAAGTCTAAATTTAAGTCAAAAGAAGAACTCGCAGATTATGCAAAACAGTTATATCTATATGCTTATGCAGTTCACGAGAAGTATGGTGAATGGCCTAAAACCCTTTATTTTAATATGTTTCGTAAGGGTGAATTGGTAGTCATTCCTTTTGACAAGAAAGAATATCGCATGGCTATGGACTGGGCAAAACGTACCATTGATGCTATCCTCTCTGTAAACTGGGATAATTTCAAGGTAGAAGAAACAAATAATTTTTGTGTAGAATTAGAAGACCCTATTGTAAAAATTGAAAATCCGTGCTATAATACAGATACGAAGAAACTACGGTTTGGTGATGGACACAAGAAGTATTCAGAACTTTTGGATTATAAGAATGACTTCTACGGAAGAAATCTTTGTGGTTATAAAGATACCTGTGGACTCTGTGTTAATCACGAATAAAGAAAGGGCTTACAATGGCAGATTTACTAGACAAGATTAAGGAAGCCGAGCAGATGCTTGGCAATGAAGAACAGGCTATCGAGATTGCAAAGCTAATGAACCTTCGTAATTTTGACGAAGAGAAACTAACGGGTTCTTCTCCGTTTTCAAGCGATTCTAACCCTAGTTTTATTTGGAATAAAAAAGACCTTTGCTACCACGATTTTAGCAATGGTGGTAATTATAGTATCATCAACGCATATATGTATGCCTATGATGAAACTTACGCACAAGCTCTAAAGCGTCTGTTTGACCGTTGCCATATTGAATTTGATTTCAAGCGTGGTTTTGGTTATGATGAGCGTGAAAGCCTAGAGAATTATAAATTCCCTGTTGATGATTCTGTTGAAGACAATTCTAATGCTACTGCTTATCTAAAGAAACGTGGATTTACAGAAGAAACTATTAAGTTTTTTGATATTGGACAAACCAAAAAAGGTGACGTTCAATTTAAGTTCAAAGATATTAATGGTCGTTTGGTTGGTGTTAAATATCGTCATGCTCACGCTGTAAAGCATGGAGAGTCTAAGTATTGGTGGCAAGGCGATTGTTCTCCTTGTTATTCTCTGTTTAATATCAACAATATTGATATTACCCAACCTCTAATTGTTACGGAGGGAAATCTTGATGCTATGGCTGTATGGCAGTCTGGTAGTCACAATGTAGTGTCTATTCCGGGGGGCGCAACAGACCTAAATTGGATTAAGTACAACTTCGACTTTCTTGAGAAATTTAAGAAGATTATCCTATGGCTTGATAACGATACTGCTGGTGAAGAAGGGACAAAGAAGATTGTTCAAAAGCTGGGCGAGTATCGTTGTTATATTGTAGAGTCTCCTGATTATGCACAAGAAGCTGTTGAAGAATATTACAAGCAATTTAACCAAGAGAAACCTATCCGTAAAACAGATGCTAATAATGTGATGATTGCTATTGATGGTAGTGCAGTTTTAAAAATGATTGCAGATGCCAAAGCAGTAGAAAATCCTCGTGTTAAACATCTGTTTGATTACGAAGAGATGCAACTACAGAATGTGCCAAACATTTCTTTCGGGATTAAAGCTTTAAATAAGGTTCTATATGGAAATTTTGAAAATACACTTACTTTGATTACAGCTCTTGCCGGAAATGGCAAAAGTAGCCTACTAAATCAGATTTGTGTAGCCGCTCCATTGGAGCAAAATCAAAACGTATTTATTTATTCTGGCGAAATCCCTGCTCAGTTCTTGCTGGGTAATATTTTTAGACCTCTTGCGGGAGACCGTCATATTATCGAATATGATAACGGCCCAGACCGTCCAAAGGGCTATGCAGTATCAAAACAGGCTACAGATTTAATCCGTCAATATTATCACGAAAATCTATTTGTATATGATGACTGTTCAGACGACAGTTCTCTAAGCACAGAGAGTATGAGTTTGTTACAGCAGATGGATTATGCTTACCGTCGTTATAATACAACGTGTTTTGTGATTGACAACTTGATGTGTCTTGATTTAAGAGGTTGCGCTGGCGATACTAAACTGGAAAAACAGACAGATTTTATCAAACAGGTTAAAATGTTTACTCGTAAATATCCTGTTGAAGTAGCCCTTGTTGCTCACTCTCGCAAACTTGCCCAAGGAGAAACGGAAGTTGGTCTGCAAAGCGTTGCCGGAGCAATGGAAATCTCAAATCTCGCTGACAGATGTATCGCTTGTAAGATTCTGAATGAAGATTCAGAGGGTTATGATTTTCAGCTATCAGTTGTCAAAGACCGTCAATCAGGCAAGGCTGGTAGCAAACTAAAATTGTATTATGACAATTGTTCTATGCGTATTTTTTCTGATGAGCAAGAGCTTAATATGCGCTATCGCTGGGAGCGTGAACTTGGTAACAAGATTCATTATGATGATAATTTAAGCAAGAGAATTGTTGCTAATATCCCTGAACTTAAATTTAATCCTACTCCCACGTTTACCTCTGAACCTGATATTCCAACAGAATCAACACAAGAACCAAATCTCCCGTTCTAAAATTTAACAAATAAATTGATAGTGCATCTTGACAGATGCACTATTTTCGTATATAATAATAATCAGAAAGGAGTTGGTAACTTGAATAATTATACGATTTACCATTGTCACACAGATATTTCTAATCTATCTGGCGCTGGTATGGATAGTGTCACTAAATATCAGGATTACGTTGCTCGTGCTAAAGAGTGCGGAATGAACGCTCTGTGCTTTTCTGAGCATGGTAACTTTTTCTTATGGAAAAAGAAAAAGGATGCCATTGAAGCAGCAGGAATGAAGTATTTGCACGGAATTGAAATCTATGTAGCTGAGAAGCTTTGGTGGGAGACAGAAGATAACCCAACCCCACATAAAGTCCGTGATAATTACCACTGCGTATTAATTGCTAAAAATCTCGCTGGTCTAAAAGAGTTAAACAAACTGTCTAGTATCGCTTTTAGAGAGGAACAGAGATATTACTCTCCAAGAATTACTTTCGAGCAACTTGTTAACACAAGCGATAATATTATTATTACAACTGCTTGTGTTGGTGGAATCTTATGTAAGGGAAACGAAGATATTAAAAATCGTTTTATTGAATTTTTAGCAGAACATAAAGATAGGTGTTTCCTAGAAATCCAACACCATAATGTTGAAAAGCAAAAGGAGTATAATCTTTATCTTTATGAGCTAAGTCAAAAATATGGCATCCCGCTCATTGCCGGTACTGATACTCATGCTTTGAATGATGTTCATGCAGAAGCGAGACTGATTCTGCAAAAGGCAAAAAAGAATGAGTATAACGACGACGAAGCCGGATGGGATTTGACGTTTAAAACTTATGACGAGCTTGTAGAAGCGTATCGGAATCAAAATTGTCTACCAGAAAAGGTTTATCTTGAGGCAATCCAGAATACGAATGTAATGGCAGACATGGTAGAGAACATCACTCTTGATACTTCCTTTAAGTATCCGAAAGTATTTCGGAACCCTACCGAACTCCTACGCTCGAAGCTATTCAGTGAAAGCTCTATTAAGTATGCGATGGAAGATGGTTTTACCCACGAACAAGTAATTGACCGTCTTAACGAAGAAATGGAAACATTTATTGCAGTTGATGCAGTAGACTATATTCTTTTACAGGAGCATATTGCCAGATGGTGTCATGAACACGATATTTGGTGCGGCCCTGCTCGTGGTTCTGCCGCCTCTAGTCTTGCTCTATATATCCTTCATGTCACAGAAGTCAATCCTATGAAGCATAATTTCGCTTTCTGGCGCTTTATGAATAAGGATAAGTATAGTCTGGCAGACGTGGACTTGGATTGGGGTAACGAAGATAGAGACAGAACTAAATATTGGATGCTTCATGACAAGATGGGGTTTCCCAATATGCAAACTACCGAGATTATCACTTTTAATACATTGGGATTAAAGAGCGCTATTCGAGATTTTGGACGGGGACTTAACGTTTCTCTTGAGACCGTAAGTCAAATCGCAAAAGCGGTTCACGAGGAAACGGACGGTGAAAATAAAAAAGAAGTTATTGATGAGTCTTGGCGTAAAAAATATCCAAAACTTTTTAAATATGTGGATTTAGCGCAAGGGGTTTGTACAAGTATCGGCGCTCATGCAAGCGGTGTTGTGGCCGCTAGTACAGATGTCGATTTGGAAGCGGAGATTGGAACTTGTTATCTTAAAGGGGATGAGTACCTTGTTTCTGTTCTGAATATGAAAGAGCTTGACTCCCTAAATTTTGTTAAGGAAGACGTACTTGGGCTTACCAATATCTCTTGTATTAACAAGAGTTGCAAACTTGCAAACATCCCAAAGTTATCTGCCAAGACTATTGATGTCAACGATGACAAGGTTTGGAACTCGATTCGGGACGATACCTCTTTGATTTTTGAACTAAATAGCCCTTATGGCGCTAGAACAGTCTCCCAGATGTACTCTGAAAAAGTTTGGAATAAAATCAAGAAGTCTAATCCGTCTATTACCAAATTTGACCTATTTGCCTATATTAGTGCATTAATTCGTCCCTGCGGAAAAGGAGCCTACCCAAAGGCAGTACAGGGTGATGGCTATGTTTCTGGTGTAAAGGATATTGATAATTTGCTTGCAAGTGAAATGGGATATCCTATCATGCAGGAGTCTCAGATGTCTTTTGTGCAAGAGTTTTGTGGCTACACTTTTCTACAGGCAGATAAATTAAGAAAAATTATTGGCAAAAAATTAGGAACAAAAGAACAGTTACCTATTATTCGTAAAGGCTTTGAAGAAAATGCTAAAGTAAAATATAGTCTTTCTGGTGAAAAAACAGATGAAATTATGGATATTTTCTTGAACTGCGTTCTTTACGCCACTCGTTATAGCTTTTCTTCTATTCACGCTTATAGCTATACCTATATTTCTTATGAGTGTGCTTGGCTTCGTTATTACTACCCATTTGAGTTTTTGAGCTGTTGTTTAAATGAATGGCAAGGAAATTCGGCTCGTACAGCAGAAGCAACAGCTTATGCTATGAAGCATGGAATTAAAATTCTACCCCCAAAGTTTAGACACTCTAAGGCTGAATACTTTCCTGATAAAGAGGCTAGTGCCATTTATAAGGGTATTGGTTCTGTTAAATTTATGAATCAGTCCTGTGCTGATGATTTGTATAATTTAAGGGGTAATCATTACAATTCTTTTGTAGATTTACTACGAGATATTTATGGAAAAACTTCCGTGAACGCTCGTCAGCTTGATATTCTTATCAAGCTGGATTTCTTTGAAGAATTTGGGAACTCAAGAGAGCTATTGCGTCTTGTTAAGATGTACGATATGTTTGGAAAAGCAAAAAAAATCGGGAAAGAGAAACTAGTCAATAGCGATATTGTAAAGGCGATTGTGGAAAGACATTCCATCTCTGTTACTAAGGCTGGAAAGGAAGCTAAATCTTATTCACAACTGGATAACATGGCAATCCTAAATGAATGTGAGACTTTGGTTATGTCATTAGGCATTAAGCCCATGACTATTAAAGAAAAGGCCGATATTCAAAAAGATTATATGGGATATATTGACCTTGCTACTGGTAGACAAGAGGACAGACCGAAACTATATATTATAGACATTAAAGAATTGAGGTCTAAAGCCAATGGTAGAGTATGGGCCAGACAAATCACAGCGCAGAGCGTTGGTAGCGGAAAGCAATCTAATTATACTATCACTTCCAAGAATTACCATGAAGAATTTCAAGTTGGTGACGTAATTCTCTGTAAACATCTTGAAAAACAGAAAGATTATTGGCACATAACTAACTATGAAGTTCTTGCAAATATCTAAAATTGTTTTAGGGCAGGGTATTGACAAACCCTGCCCTTTTTGCTATAATACTTATAGAAAGTGAGGGATTATAAATGAACGTAAAATATTATATTCTTAATGGTGTATCTACTGCTGGTAAAGATACTTTCGCTAGTTATTGTAAAGGATACGAAGATTATCTCATTCATGTAATGCAGTTTTCTAGTGTGGACTGGATTAAGATGAAAGCAAAGCAACTTGGATGGGATGGAAACAAAGACGAAAAAGGTCGCAATCTTCTTAGCGGTATGAAGCATCTTCTTACCGAATACAATGATATTCCTTTTAAGAAGACCGTAGAAAATATTAGATTCTGGACTTCGATGGACGAAGATAAAACGAGTAGTTTTTTTGACGACTATGAATGGCTTCTTGTGTTTATTGATGTTCGTGAACCAGAAGAAATTGATAAGTATAAGAAAGAGTTCCATGCAAAGACGGTTCTGATTCGTAATCCAGAAGCAGAAGCAAAAGCGTTCAACGAGAGCGACATGGATGTTCTAAATTATAATTATGACTATATTATTTGGAATCGCCATGATAAGAAAGTTCTCATGAATAATGCTGATAGGTTTATTAGATACGAATGTTTTAATGATGGAACTTATAAATATCCAATTGAAATTGACAATGGTGTGACTATTAAGTTGGGTGAATAATATGAAATTTAAGATTAAGTCTGTTGGCTATTGGAATAAACCTCTCGAAGAAACATACCCTGTTCTTAATTTTTATAATTTTGAACAGAAGACCCGTAGTGGCTATTGCTGGACTGAATATTTTGGTGAAATTGAACTTGATACGCTAGAAGATTTGGTTATGCTAGAGCATAATCTTAATAAGCAAATTATTGTTCTTAGCCAAAATGAATCAATTCCAGTTGTTATGATTTATGATGATTATATTGAATGAGGTGATTTAGATGAGGCTGATTGAGGGCAAATACGCTGCCGCAAAAGTATTTACTGATAATATTGAAGAATCCGCATCTCAGCAGATTCTAGCTTTGTGTAATCAGAGTTTTGTGGATGGGTGCAAAATCCGTATTATGCCTGATGTTCATGCTGGCACTGGTTGCGTTATTGGTTTTACCGCTGACTTAGGAAATAAGGTTATTCCTTCTATTGTTGGCGTAGATATCGGTTGTGGTATGTTGGTTGCTGAACTTGGTAAGAACTATATTGACCCTAAGAAACTAGACGATGTAATCCATGCGCGTGTTCCTGCCGGAATGGCTGTTCACGAAAAACCAACTCTCGAAGAGAACTTCCTGTATAATTTAACCTGTAAAGACTTTTTGCATAATATCGACTGGATTGTTTGTAGTCTTGGAACTCTTGGTGGCGGTAATCACTTTATCGAACTAGATGAAGACGATGACGACAATCAGTATTTGGTAATTCATACAGGAAGCCGTAATCTTGGAAAGCAAGTGGCAGAGTATTACCAAAATGTTGCAATCTCAAATCTCAAAGGTAAGAACAAAAAGAAAGAAGCTGTTGACGCTCTTATCAATCAACTAAAGGCCGAAGGGAGAGAAAAAGAAATTTCTCAGAAACTTTCTGGGTTAAATTTTAAGTTTCCAGATATTCCTAATGAGCTTTGTTATCTTGAGGGCAAAGACAGAGAAGCATATTTACACGATATGAAAATCTGCCAAAACTTTGCAACTATGAATAGACTTCATATCATGAATGAAATCCTTAATGGCGTTGGTTTACAGAAAAAGATTCCAGAAATTCATTTTTTCCAGACGGTTCATAATTACATTGATATGTCTGACGATATTATTAGAAAGGGTTCTGTTTCTGCTAAGAAGGGCGAGAAGCTAATTATTCCTCTAAACATGAAGGATGGAAGTCTGATTTGCATTGGTAAGGGCAATCCTGATTGGAACTGTTCTGCACCTCATGGTGCTGGAAGAATGTATAGCCGGGCGGCAGCTAAGAAAGCATTTAGCATAGACGAGTTCAAGAAGCAGATGGATGGAATTTATTCAACCTCTGTGAACGAAGGTACGCTGGATGAATGCCCAATGGCATATAAACCAGCACAGGAAATTATCGACGCAATTTCTCCTGCTGTTGAAATTATAAATCACATCAAACCTGTTTATAACTTCAAAGCTGGTGAATAAAAATGAATTTTTAATAGGAGGGTATATGTGGGTTTATGTATTTGATGAACCTATTCCAGAATACTTCAAAAACGGGAGACCGTATCTTTTGAGTTTATATTTTCATAAGCGTTATGGGTATGAGATTAAGAAAGAAACGGATGTTGTCACTGTATTTTGGGATAACTCATGCGGTTGTTTTCGTGAGTCCACAACAAAGTTGGAAATTGATTCGAGAGATATTTCAGAATGGTGGGAAGACATTTAATTATGATTAATTTTGTTTGGCAATTTATTAAAATTGGAATTGGTATTCTTCTAGTTCTTGGTTTGAGTTATATTCTTCGTATTTTGATTTTGATTTATAAAGCGTCAAAGAAAGCTCAAAAGGAACAGCCGTCAAATTTGCCGCTTTGTGACACTTGTAAATACCTAAAATATAAAGATAGTAATGCAACGTGGACTTATAATTGTAACTGTAGACCCAGTAAATTTAACAGTCCACCAGAAATTTGCAATGATTATAAAAGGAAGTGGTGTTAAATGGAAGAATTTCCATCTGTCTTAGATACGCCAGAGTATAAACTTACCAAAATTGCAATTCATGCGGCAAGAATATACTATGACAAAGAGACATTTGACCATGCCAAGCGTGTAGCTGATTATATTTCTAATAATGATGTAATCCCTGTCGATATTCGCAATGAATGCTGGTGTGTTGCCATGATGCACGACTTGTTAGAGGATACAGATTATGAGCCATACGAGTTGTATCCTGATTATGAATGCGCCTATAAAGCTCTAAGACTTCTTACAAATAAAGGCGAGAAGTACGAAGATTATTGTGAGCGTATTCGTAACAGCACTAGAACACGTTATGGACAGATTGCGTGGTTTGTTAAATTAGCGGACATTAAAGACCATTTAATTCTGAAAGATACATTAACTGATAAGCTAAAAGAAAAATACTTAAATGGACTGAGGTATTTACTATGATTGAACAAACAATTTATTGGTATCCAATGGAAGAATATGGGCTTCCTACTGGAATGAATAGTAGAGAGATATGGATGGTATTCAAAAATATTCCATCTAATAAATTTGAAGTACACAAAATTGAGCGTAATTATTTTAGCAATGATTGGTATTTCTCTGATTGTGATGAAATGGTAGAATTTATTTCAGACTCTTTCATTCCTATTATGTGGACTGCTTCTTTTGAGCCTAATGTTATAGATACTTTTATCAAGGAGAATTATGATTAAGATTACTAAGCATAATGTCGAATCGAAAAAGATTGCTGTTAAATTTGTGTGTGATTGCGGTTGTGAATTTTGGGCAGATAATAGTTCCTTGTTAAATGGAAAAGAAAAAAGAGTTAGTCATTATACTTTGTACCATGCGATATGTCCAGAATGCCAAAAGGAAGTTTGCTCTATTAATAGTCCAGTAGATAGAGATTTAGTATTTAAGGAATAAAAGATTTCTTTCATTAAGAGGTGATATTATGTTGCTTTTTGAAATATTTATTGTTATTTTATTTCTCTTGTGGTTGTCTGGTGCTATATGGTGTGTTCACCCATACAAAGCAATGACATGGTTTTATCATGATATTCTTGGTTGGCACGAACCTGTTGAAGAAAAGACATTTAAAAGGTATTCTGTTTGTTCTCGTTGTAAATTTTGTGGGAAGAAAATTATGATGGATAGTCAAGGAAATTGGTTCCAATATTAAGGATTTAATATGACAGAGTTAGAATCAAAACTTTTAATGGCAGATGCCGTTGTAGATATTATAAAAACCTGTGAACCAAGGCAAAAAGAATTTTGGATAGAAATGCGTCGTATGCTTCTATATGCTTCCGCAGAAGAGTTTAACAAGTATTGCATGAAAATCTCGAAAGAAGATGATTTTCTTGAGAAAATGGCGAAGCTGTCAATTCAAACAAATTTTGTTAAAATGATTAACGGACTCGGGAGCAGAGGTGATTTTGCAGAACTTGAAAACGATGGCATATTCGAGAGTCCTATAAAGAAAGAAAATTCTGATTTATGTAAGATTCTACACTTGACAGAAGATAAGATTAAGAGGTATAATACTAATGGGACAAAGGAGAATGATTATGTTCAAGAGTACCGATAAGAAGCTGGAAGAAATCGGCTTTAAGAAAGTAAGGGAAGACAAGTGGGCGGTCGTATATGAGCGCTATAATGACATTGATAAATATATGCAAGTCTTAACTGTCGTTCATAAGGCAGATGGAAACAATATTATTCAATCCTATGATAAGGACACGTTTGATAAGCGTTTTAAGGGTAATATTTGTGTTGGGTTAACTGGATACGAAACTAAGCTAATCCTAAAGAAAATGAAACAGCTTGGTTGGTATAGCAAGTAAGGAGAGTAACTATGTATAATATCCCACAAGAAATGATTGATGAATTTAATAAAGAAATGAAAGCTCGTAGTCAGTACGATGATATTGAGTTTGCACATGAGTCTATGGATACTCTTATGTGTGACACTCTTGAAAAACTCGGTTTTGGCGATGGCGTTTGGACTTTTATGCAGACGTATAAATGGTACTCATAAAATTTTGTTTTTAGGAGCGTTTAATGGCTTATTCACCAGTTGGCAAATCCAAAAATAAGAAATCAAACAATGAATCTCTCTTAGAAGATATAAGAAACAGTATTGATAAAGAGTATCGTAAAGCTACTCAGTCTGGTGATTGGAGTAATTATGATTTTGTTTATGAGTCGTATCGTAATTATAGATTAAACGGTGGCAATAGTTATTACATTAAAGCTATTGTAGAAAAATACAAAAGTCAATATGAAAGACAACAAAACCAGAAAAATATCGAGACAGCACAACATGATGCTTTGCTTAATATAATTAGCGTTGCGTTAGATGGTACAAAAGATACGATAGTTGTTTCAGGTGGTTATGGTAATAAGAGTCTTGCGGAATTTGGCGAACAAGTAGATGATACCTGTTTTCTTCCAATAGCAGAGGTAGTTAAAGGGACAGAGTTAGACTATCATAATACCACAAAAACAAAGCATAAAACTTTTGAAGAAATGTCTTATGAAGAAAAAATTAAATCTGTAAATAAACAGATTGATGATTTGCTTAATTTTATCGAAAGAAATAAGCAAGCAAAATATGATAAATGGAGAAAGGAGATTAGTATATGACGAGAAAGAGATACATTAAACTTGTTATGTCGCTTTTATACGGAAAAAATCAGGCCGTTGAACAAGCGTGGTATATTAACTCTTTGATGGAAACGGATAAAAGAGTAACATATCAGGATGCATGGAATATGCTTGATGAATATGATGACCATTATTATAAAGTTATGACAAATAAAAAGAATAAGGAGAAATTGTGATGTATTTTGATAATATTTTTGATGCCTTTTGTGGAGTAGATGATATTAAGTTTGCTCGTAAAGATGGTTCTGTTAAATTTCCTACTAAGCGTGACGAAGATGGATGTTATGATGTTTATGCTCATATCACAGAAGACTTTATGATTCCGTCTCATACTAACGAACTTATCCCTACCGGTTTGTATAGTGCGTTTGATAAGAAATATCGTATCGCTATCCGTGAGCGTGGCTCTAATACAAAGGCAAATATGATTGTAATGGCTGGTCAGATTGACTCTGGATATCGTGGCGAATGGTTTGTGTCAATTTATAATGGTAACAACAAAGATATTATCTTATCAAATGATGTTGATAGAGTCTTTGATAACGGCAATGTTATTTATGTTCCTACATCGAAAGCTATTGCCCAATTTGCCGTTGAATACGTTCCAATTGTAAATATTTCTGAAATTAGTGTGGAAGAACTACAAAAGATTGATTCTGAACGTGGAATTGGCGCTCTTGGGAGTAGTAATAAATAAGTCTTGACTTTTGATTGAGACTTTGATATAATATTTATAAAGGAGGTCGATATAATGTTCGACAAAGATACTAAAGACGCTAGACTAAAAACCACAGGCGTGCTAACACTTCTTAACCAATATTTTTACCTCACTCAGCTAGACCTATCTAATCTTGAGCAACTAATTCTGATTCTAAATTCTCTAAAGCGTGAAGCGGATGCTCTTTCTAACGATGGCAAAGGCGGTTCTCGTGTTGTAATTTCGGGTTTCTATCTAAATGATTGGATTGATGATTGCATGACTATTTACAATGGCGCTCTCGAACTAATCAATGTTGTCTCAAAAGATAAGGAGAAAAAGTGATGCCAAAGATGAATGTGTTTATTAGTCAGCCTATGAATGGTAAGAAAACAGAAGAAATTGAATATGAGCGTGAACAATTTGTTAAAGACCTAAAGAAGTATCTAGGTGAAGATATCAATATCCTTGATACTATCTTCCATTTTGCAGAAGATGTCCCGTCTCTTGTTTATCTTGGTCGTTCTCTTGAGGTTCTTGCAAAGGCAGACCTAGCCGTGTTTATGGATGGCTGGGAGAATGCTCGTGGTTGCAAAATTGAACATCAGGCGGCTAAAGATTATGACATTCCTACGCTTGAGCTTAATGGCGCATGGTATCCTTGTACTTAATAGGTGATAATATGGCTGGTATTCGTGAAGTACGCTATAGTGACAAACAGACGATTGAAAGTTTGCCATTAGGAACTGTTTTTAAATATAAAGACAGGTGGTATATCAGGTCTGATATCTATTTCCATGACGATATGGAATTGACGCTTAGACAGCTTGGCGTATGTGATGATTGTATCGCCCATAGTTATTATTGTCTAGGTGTTGACTTGGTGACAGGATATCCAGAGTTAGCAGAGCATCAATATTCGTGGTGTCGTCCAGAAGCGATTGCCAGTGAGATTGATATTAAAATGAAAATCTAAAAACGCTAAAAAGAAGGAGACGTATCGTTTCGATACGTCTCCTTTAATATATGGATTAAACTGTTAGAAGTTTTTTCCAAGTTGTTTTTTGGGCTGTTAGTTCACCGTCAACCACACATCCATGGTCTTTTTGGAATTGTTTTACAGCATTGTCAAATTTAACACCAGCAATACCATCAGCATTGCCACAATCATATCCAAGATAATTTAGATATTCTTGTAATGGCTTTACAACTGCGTGTCTGTTATTTTTAGTTTTACTAATAGTGATTGTCGCTGCAATTGTTTTTCTTCCTGCAATACCATCTGTGGTTACACAGAGAGCAGATTGAATTTGTTTGATGTAGTCTTTTTTGGTTTTAATATTTGGCTGACCACCAAAAAAAGATTCGTCAATAATTTTATCGCAATCTAATCTATTGAAACCCGGAATTTTCATTGGGTTAGAACTTGAATATTGCCATAGTACAACATTCTTTTTATAAGAATAGTCACTCGCGTAATGTGCAACCCAGACAGGATAGGGCAGCTGGCTCATATCCAAGTTGGTTTTGAGCCAGCTAGAAGAAGCGTATACACCAGCTTGTTTGCCAGATGCAATAATGGTATCACAGAAGCCTTTTGCCGCTTCTGTTCTTGATTTAACAGAAATCGCATCTGCCCTACCATTGTGTTTTTCGTTGCTAAATTCAGAATCGAACCAAATGCCAAGTGTAGCGCCTTGATAATATTCACTGTTAATCATAGTATTAGCTTCTTCAATTCCTTCTTGCTTATTGATAGCTTGAGAGAAGAAATATAGACCATAAGGAATACTATATTGTTGACATTTAAATATATTGTAAGCAACGCAGTTATCCAGTTTTAGCGCACCATTTCCATAACCACGATAACCAAAACGAATAATGATACCTGTTAAATTTTCTTTAAAATACTGCCACTGTGAATCAGTGATTTTACCTTGTGCATAGGAGATATCTATAATATTTTTCAACAAATCACCTCTTTACCAATAATATTTCGGTCTTTCTTCCTTGAATAGCTTATATCTAAGCCAGTCGTCGATAAAGATGCAAACAAAAGACAATAATACCCAAAGAAGAGAGAATGGCAAACAAACCTGACCAAGAATATTAAACGGGATATGTGAATAATCCCAAATATGAAGACCAAGGAATAGATTTAATATAACTCCTGTGATAAACTCACAACTTGTTACAACAAGTGCGCCAATTATAGACTGCTTCCAAACCTTCATCTCCCAAGGTAGATAATTGTTTAATCCACCGATAACAACGAAACAAAAACCACCAAGAACACCCATTGTCCAATGGGTATATCCGCGACAAAGTAGTTCTATCCCACAATATGCAAAACCACCAATTAAAAACAAGATTATAATTTTAAGTGATTCTTTTGCAAAATTTCTCATACAATCACCTTATTCATATTTAATCTCAATATTATCAACTTCATTTTTGGATTTGCATTCTTTAATTTTTATTTCAATATCTTGTTGCTTAGACACTATTGGTTTGACATATTTAACGATAGCGAGAGACAGCGCCGCAAGATTTTCGTAAGTCCACGCCCTACATCTATCTCCTGTTGTATTCCATGTAAGCTCCATAGGCTCCCCGATTGTAGATGAAATCTGATAAGCGGCAAGGTTACTTGTCAATAGTGCTTGTTTTTCTTCTGTAACGGAATAATACTCTCCATCAATCCATTGGAGTGGATGAGACGCAAGATATTCTTTAAGGTCAGTTTTGGATTTTGCAATTTTAGCATTTTTAATTTCGTTTAGTTTTGCTTCTAGCTCTTCTGCTGTATATAAGATGTATTTTTGAATTGGGATTTCTTCATCCCAAGCATCTTTTGCTTTCACTTCTTCAACGTCAACAATTTTTTTTACATCTTTGCCGCCATTTGGATATTCGGCAATGGTTTCATAATGAAATTTTTCTTTTACTTCATCAACTTTGTCATGGTGGATTGTTTTAATGTCATTTATAAGATATCCAAGTTCAAGATTAGGGTTGAAAATTTCATTCCCAGCTTCATCAATTATTTCCATTTTCTTCTCCTTAAGCCAGTCGTAGTCCTTGCCGTCCACGGCGATTTTGACGGTTTTACCCACTTCGTAGCCGCGCTGATACCACAATCTAGCAACCCCATTTACACCAATGTATGTCTTCTGGACTTGACGTGCTTTACCGTCTACTTCGATATACATTTTGGAGATGCTTTTCGCCACCCCCCCAACTCCGATATATGCACTCATATCAATTACCTCCCGTTTAGCTTGAAATTACAGTTGTTAATTTCCCTGCAATCACCTGTATCTGAGCATTCGCCGCCGTCAAAATATTCTCTACGTTTGTCTGCAAGTCAGAGGGCAACGTGTCACCATACCGAATCGCAGAAACGACTTCAATTCTATCCTCTCGTTTAATCCATTGACGTAATGCATTACAATATGTAGTTTGCTGAGTAACAAAACCTTTTGCGGCGATGTATAGTGCCATTATATCAGAAGCACTATACATTTCGCATGGTTCACCATCTGCATGGTATGGGTATTCAGTCGCTCCAAGAGTGATTGCAGAAAAGATTCCGTCAATATTAGTTTGGTCATTTGCTGTTAAACTAAAATGTTTCTTACCAACACTCAGCTCGACATCAACACCGCTGTATATTACTTGTTCACAGTTAGACGACATTTCGTCTAACTTGCTCTGACGTACTTCGTCAATGGTCGGTTCTACAGGTTCTGGTTCTGGCGTAGGTTCAGGGACTTTTCCATATTCGTATACAATGTAGTATCCATTATCCATGGAAATGCCCCAATATTTTTCGCCGGGTTTAGCAGAGCCATTATGCTCATCCACCGCACTCTCGATGGAAGAATAATCCGCATTTTTAATCTCAACCTTATAGTCTGGGATGATTTTATCCATGACTCAAACACCTCCTTACGAATAAACGAACAAGACTGTGCCGGTTTCCAAAGGGCTTCCGGCTCCGGGGTCAGATGTCTGTGCTCTAAATTTGAGATTGTTTACCTTTGAAACGCCTCCCTCTGAAATGGATATCATACGGGTATCATACATAACATTCTGAGATATTTGGGATATATCTTTATTGAATTGCTCAAGCGAATAACTGAAATTGTTGGTATTGCTGGTTTTCACAGTTATAAACGCCTTAAAATTAACAACAGTTGAATCACTACCAGTCATAGATAAATTCACAAATATATCCCCATACGAACTTGTTGCCGTTTCTGTGTCTGATGTTCCACTGTATAAGTTTATTGCAAAACAGTGATTGTATTCTGCCAACACAGCCACATACAAGTTTCCGACCGTGTACGAAAGGAGCGAATGGTTTCTATTCGTATCTGTAGAAGCATCGTCGCCCTTCGAGAATATTGCATTGTATATACATGGCTCTGCTTTATAATCTACATTAGCTCTAACTGCAACGCTAATTTCTATTGTATCGTTAAATTTTAAATTGCTAATTGAGCCAATTTTTAGCCAACATTCACTGCTTGACGGAATTGCCCCACTCCATTCCTTGGTCATAACATAACCAGCTGGGGCAGACCCTACATTAATTGTTCCATCATCAGTAACGTTGATTCCCGTACCGATTTTTACGCCGCCAATATCCTCTTTGGTTGCAGGGGAAAGAGCCATATATCCACCTATAGATGTTGGGCCATAAGCCATATTCATTCCTCCTTTTATTATATTTAATTTTTATTATAATGCAATTTAAATAAATCATAAAAGTAATTATCGAAAAACAATAAGACCGCGTTTTGATGGGTGCTACAAATAGGAATTATGGAAACGTATAAATTAACCAACTCTTTTCCAGATGTGCACATAGTAGGCGGCGGGCTGCACGGTATAGCTGCGACCGTAGATAGGATTCGAGAGGGAAGCATCAAAGTTAATATTGTACGTCGAACCTGACATACCACTGTAGCCACCCCAATCAGTATTAACCTCTGTGAATTTTAAAGCTCCTGATTTCGACAAACCTGCTTTTGAACCACGGAATGGGGAGCTATCTACTTCCGTTTCTATTAAGCTGCCTGTGATGTTCGGCAGTCCGGCCTCCACGGTGGTGCCCGCTGCGTGGGCGTAGGATGCACCCATCAGCACCCGGTTCTGCGCAATCTCCTGCCATGTACCGCCGAACAGTGCGGCGGGGCTGGTCGTACTGACTGTTTGAAAAATACTGCCAACGGGGTAGGCAGTTAGTTTGTCCACTTCTGGGATTACAATGTCAGCACTCAACACACCTTTATCGGAAATTCCTAGCCCATTTCCTACAATGATGCCACCTAGTTTTGTTGTCGTTGCAGGAGGAAGGGTGTATTCCTGAGCATCAGCACTCAATACACCTTTATTAGAAACTTTTAGCCCCTCTCCTACAATGATGCCACCTAGCTCTGTCGTCGTTGCAGGAGGAAGCATCGCTCCACCAATAGGGGTTTGACCAAAACTCATAAGGATATCTTCTCGGATAATGTAATAAAAAGCTTTAATAGATTCCGTTGGGATGTTACGAGCACGGATTCTCAAATAATTAGGTAATGATTCTGTTGAAGTAAAATAACATTTTTTAGCGACTACATTACTATCTGGTGCAATGACAAGTGCAACACAATCACTTTCTGTGATTCCTGTAGCTACGATGTCAATATAATTCGGATAAGCGGAGTTACTATCTTGGTTCCATCCAGTTGTAGGAATCGTAATAGATACAAGATTTATTTTTTCTGCTGCCTCATAACCAAGTGCTCCGTCAATGTTGTCTTTTATTAAACTAATCAGGCCTTTATTGCCAACTGTAATATTGTCTCCAATCTGTACAATACCGGCATTAGTTCTCGTAGCATAATTGGTGTCTGTAACAACGCTTGTTTTAGAATAAGGAGTAATAGCTTGGTCAACAGAGGGGGCATTTGCGGAGTATTTTAATACATATCCCCAACTGTCTTTTTTAGCTATAGATACATTGATAATAGAATTAAAGAATGTAGAGTCCGTGTTTATCCATAGTTCTGCATTACTCTGACCGTTTCCACCCGATGTTGGGATTAAATAGAAAAATTCTTTCTTTGTTGAATTGTTTTCGATATCTACATCAGAAGATTTTAGCTTATCATTATACATAATATAAGAGAAAATATAGGCTGTAGATAAATCGCTATTATTTGTCTGTGCTAAGTCATGGATGAATAATGTAATATTCTTACTATAAGCGACAGAGTTATTCTCTGTTGAAACAATTGTAGGACAGTTAATCTCAATTTTTATTAAATCACCGTCTGATGTGTTAGAAATGCTTCCTACATGAAACCATGTTTGTCCGGTTACAGTAGACGCAGGGATGGTTTCTGTTAATGTATATCCTTTTGGAGCAGCACCGTCAATTGTACTCGTCTCATTATTGCCCTTTGTGATAATGATTTTATCCCCTGTTGGATGTAAATCTTTGATGTACGTCGCATCTATTTGTTGACCAATAGAGTCATTTGTCGCACTTTTGGCATTGATATCCCAATTACCTGTGGCCCCGACACCATCCTTAGTAGGGTAGTTATTAAAGTTATCTTTTATTTCTTTATAAGCGTCATCAATTTTAACCCAGTTACTATTAGTATAATCAAAAATATTATTAAACCAGTCTGCCGCAAATTCTTTTGCGTCGGTAATGGCGTTATATAGTTTCAATTTTAGATTTGTTGATTCTTTTGGCATTTAATCACCTCTCAATAAATTTAATCATAAAAATCTGGGTCTTCTTGCTCAACTCTATATTTGTATAGAATATCAAAGATTGTTTTATTGTTAGAAAACTCGTCTTCAATTGTTCCGGTTGTTAAGTCTCCGATAGTACGTTTTTCTATTATATATACGGCACTCTTTGTAACGTCTGGTGACTTAAATTTAAGACTCCCATAATCTATCTCTTTTTGTAAAATTTTCACAGTACCAGAAGACTTGTGATTAAATTTAAGAAGCATTTTTAATCCATCGACCTTGAAAATATCAAGAGCTTTCGCTATGACGTGTTTAAATATAAGAGAAGATTTTATAATTCCAAAATTTTTTACCAGAGCTTCAAATATATTATTAAAAAATAGTGATTTAGTAACAAATCTGCCATACGTTAAAACAATAGTCATACGAGCTTCTATTCTGGTTATAAAATTGAATCTAAATAGAAGCTCGTATATCCAAGTATAAACGAGGTCAAGAGTAGACAACTTTATTCTAATCGGTTTAATATAGTCGTTAGACAAATACTCTAGTATTTCGTCCGTTTCCAAAATATCTTCTTTGTATTTGATAACAACCTTTCCGTCTCTTTCTCTTACTTTGGCTTGCCGTTTTTCATAAGCTTGTCCCATATCTTTATCTCTATCGCATATTTTAATCTTGATAGGGACTTGATAATCAGAAACCGCATTTTTCTTTATTTCTTTTACTTTGATTTTTATTGGAGACTGACAATGTATGGACATATCCTGATTTCTGTCAGGAAGTTTAATTCTAATAGGAGGTAACAATTATAACACCTCCAAAAACGTCAAGCATTCTCTAGGGCGAAAATAGCTCCACCGGTTTTAATAATCAACTGAGAGTCAACGGTTAATACACGAGCGTTCGCAAAATTTCCCCATACCTCACAAGTTGTTCCTGTTTCTTCACTAGAAAGGAAGAAATATGGAACTGTAATTTGGTTTCCACCTGTAATTTCAGACATAGTGATTGCAACCTTGTTAGATACAAAACTTAACGGATAAGTTGAGTTATAAGTTGGAGTTGTAAAGTTATTTTGGTCATTGGTAATTCTAGTACGCTCATATCCTGCGTTCGTAGGCTCTCCACCAGTTGGAATTACACCATCTGTGATTGGTTTCGTAGAAAGACCAAAATACCAAACAGTAGGTGGAGTATAATTTTGTCCACCAAAGATTTCTGCGTTAATTTTATTCGCAAAGACTTTTGATACCATAAGATACCTCCTTTATTCGTAATCACGAATTTTTTCATTGAAAATTACAAACCCTTGTGCGCGTCTAAATTCTTTTTGGGGATTGCCGTTTTCAAAGTCATAATATAGAATTATTTGTTGTACATATTTACCGTGAATTAGTTTTTGAGTTTTGGAATCATCAATATGTACATAAACAATATTTGTTTCATCATCAATATAAACATCTCCACTTGGAGAATTTACAGAGTCTGATTTAAGCTCAATTAGTGGATTTTGGTACTGACCAAATGGGCATAAAAGCCATTTAACATAGGTTTGGCTCTTAGAGGTTTTTCTTAACGTTACAACGTCCCCGTCAAAATCAATGAATTGAAATGGGATAGTAATTGTATCGCCTTGGAAAAATGTAATATCATCAATCTGTTGTGAATAGTCTCTGAATTGCTTAGATTCAATTCTCTCCACTATTATCCACCTCTTTTTCAATACGTTGTGGTTTTGGTTTACTTGGGTCTACAGGAACAACACCGTCCACTTCTTGCATTTCAGCGGGCAAAACAGATGCCGTGAAGTCTTTGATTTGTTTTTCGAGCATTTTCTGAACATCTTGTTCATAAGTATTAATATTTTTTTCTAGTTCTGTTAGGGCATCAATGCAGTTAGAAAGTGTTTTTAGATTACCATATCCAGATACAGACACAGCATTTAGTGCCTGTTTAATTTTTTCTGCCAAAGAAATTAGATTTTCTTTTTCCATTTTTATACCCCTTTAAATACTTTATATTTTGGTTAGAATTGTATAGCTTTTGCTGCCAATTGTAACAGTCTGCCATAATAATTTATCGTTGTCATTGACTCCCATATCTGTTTTAGACAAATAATGTTGTGTTAAAGAATTATTTAGTACAAAATTATTATCAATCTGAGATGACGTATAATAATTTGACATATCAGATTTAAGTTGATAATTATTTTGCAGATATGTTAAAGTCCCCTCTATTTGAGAGCCATCAGGCCAAATCGTATCGTTCCATGGCTTATAATTATCTTTTATAAATGCCTTTGTAGCATATAGATTACTAAGGTATTTATTGTTGTCTGCTATTTGTTCAGTAACGTAAGATGTCATATTGTCTTGGTAAACAATATTGAATCCGGAATTATATATATCGTTTAACATTGTGCTAATAGTTCTTTTAGAGTAATAACCCCAGATTTTTCTCCATCCATCCGTGTCTCGTTTCCCAACAAGGTTTCTGATAGCAATATATGGGCCAACCCAGAAGAACGTTAGCAGTGTCCATGCTGCTTCAAAGAAGCCACCAGTAAGCCCACTACCAGCATCTTCAACAACGCCATCGGAACCTTCTGGCTGTATTGGGTCAGACGGTTTTGGAACTTCTGTGCCTCCTAGGTTCAACCCTGAAACACTCATGTGCCCGTCTGCCGTTAATTCAAATAACGGGTTTCCCTTATCATCTTTTATAATAGATGCCATATATCCATTATTCCCGTCGATAATATACCCCATACTTTCTCCATCACCGACAGTGATTCTACCACCGGTTATAGATAGGTTGCCATTTTTATCAACTTGAAATACATCTTTGTCGCCAGATGCTGTCTTTTTAAAAACATCAATACCTGAATCTGGACTTAATTTAATCTCCATGGAGTCATTACTAATTGTCATACCATCTTCATTAACGACAAAAGTGTTTGCACTATTTGAGATAACGAGATTGTTACCCATTATTAATTTACCAACAATGCTATCTGCAATTAGCCCGTAAGCGTCTTTATTATTAGCATCCTTTATTTTGCCAAAAACAGCTTTTGTAGTAGCCCATCCATCATCTGTAAAACAAATTTTATTATTTGTTATCCAAAGTTGCTCTGGGCTAAAGCCATTTATATTATTATCCTCTTTAGATACTTTTCTTCCTTTAATGCCATAACTACCAAATGTAAAATCATTATCAGTAGTTGCCTTAATAGATTGATTTGCCGCAATTAATGCTGTTTTGGTGTATTGTGTAACAGCGTCGATTGTACCATTCGTTACAGGTTGAGATATGGCAGACAACAAAGACCCAACACTAGAGACCGCACTTGTTGTTTCGTTATGCAGTTCATCAAAAGTGTATGCTTCATCTGATAATCTAAATCTGTTTCCAAAAGTCATAGAAAAACTATCTGGGTCATCATACTGTATTTCCATTTCTTGCAAATACGGAAATACCCAGTTATCGTCCGCAAGCTGTACATTTATAATTGAACCAAATAAACTACCATTATTTTTTTCAATAGATAATAGTTGCGTAATAAACGGTTTAAATTTTTCAACGAACAAGAAATTTGTACTGTCTAATTCAAAAGAAAATTTTGGTTGACTAACAACTTTTAATTTTTCATAACCAGCGTCTACAAGCTGTCCTGCCACATAAATATCATCGACAATAACATCTTCTTGTGTTAGTTCTCCAACAGACTTTATAACCATATCGCCATTTGGTTTAATAACCTCGACCTTTGTAGAGTTATCAGAATAGTCTTTTGTCTGCATACTATCTGTTACAATAAATGTATCATCGGAGAAACTTCCCTCAACAAGGAATGGGTCAAGTGCCAATTTTTCTTCATTTGTAAAATAATAATCATAAGAATACTGTTTTACAATTTTATCTCTTTCTGCTTGAATACTAGAAATTTCTTTTGTTAACGCATTTATGGAGTATTTTGAATGTGCGCTAGATGGTATTACACTATGGTTTTTTACTTCTGTAGATACGCTTTCACCTGTTGCAATAAGTGCAGAATCCGATGGAACATTAAAATCCGCATTTCTTGTTCTTTGGTTTTCGTCTTCAACGTCCTCGAAATCTATCTTTCTGACATTATATAATTTACCACCTGTCTTTAAGATATTTAGGTTTGCTTCACAGGCTTGAGAATAGTTCTTCCAGTAAGCATATAATGTAACATTGCGGTTGCTATCTGTCGTATATCTATCAACCTCATAATAGTCAACAATGGTGTATCCTTTTGACTTCGCTTCTCCGTATGTCACATATCCTTCTTTTTCTACAATAAAAGACTTCCATTTTGCATAAACTTGGAGTTTGTCAAGAACTGAGTAGTCAGTGTACAAAGACATGTTCTGTTGTGCGGTATCACAGTATGTTTGCATCTGATTTAGTGATGCTTGCTGAGTCAAAAGTAGCAAATTAAACTTTTTTTGCAAAGAAGTCCACGAACCATAAGAATCTTCGCTTGTATCATAAATAGCATCTCTATTTGCCTTTTCCCACTCAAGAACTTTCTTTTTTAATTTATTATCTGTAATCCAATCATTATATTTTTCGTAATAGTTACTTGCGTTTTTATCAAGAACTCCTGTGTAATAATCAAGACAAAAAAGCTTTTTTGTTCCGTTTGGGTTAACTTTTGCAATACTAAGGTCTTCTGCTCCTGAAACATTGATAACGGTGTAAATATCATCAGACAATTCACTAACCGTGGCGTTTTTTACTAAATTATCAAAAGACAAAACGATGTTTGTTTTCTTAACAACCTCAGAAGTATCGTATGCGTTAATAACATAGTTTTCGTTATCAAATACAAACAACGCTTCATAAGATTGGGATACTTCATTTGTTAAAAAACCATACAATCCTTTATCTGTTTCGCTAAAAGAACGAGACTTATTTTTTAAAGAAGAGCTTACATATCCAATACTCCATTGTGGTGCAACCTTAATTAGTTGATGTAAAAGAGATTTCTCTGGTTGTGTTTCTCTATAAAAGAAATAGTTACTTGTTATGACTGTTGTACTCGAAGTATTATTAATATCTCCCGCTGTTGTTACAAAAGTTAGATTTATTCCTTTATTATTTAATAGATATTCTACGGAGTATGCCTGAATAGACTTATGAGTAATTTTATCTTCAAGCTCTTCATCATCACTGCTAATTGTAAAATATCCAAACCCATCAACGTGAATTAGTCTGCTTTTGCGAAGTTTTTCATAGCATAGATTTGGTTTGTTATTGATTTCTTTGTAAACAGTAAATGTTACTTCTGAACAAGAACCCCATTTAGGAGAGATTACTAATTCAGAGATGCCAGCAACAATACCTATTACGGTTTTGTCTGGGTTACATAACTCAATAATCGGGTATTCATATCTTTTATTTAAATCAAAAGTGAAATTAATAATAACTCCCCCCTAACCGCTTGGCGTTTTGATAAACTATATACATGTAGTCTGCTACGCCATATACTGAAATAGTATTCATTCCACGAGGAATTTTAAAAAATTTTTTATTAAATTTTGAAAAAATATCACTAGTGACCGTATCATTTAACGTCATAACACAACTTTCATTATCAAGATAAACAATATCGTTTTTATTTAGATGTGAAAAGCTTGTTGTTACATTATAATCAACGGCTTTCTCTATGTAAGAAATAGAAATTCCATTTAATTTGCAATAAGTTGTGCATTTGTCGTATGTTTCATTATTTAACATAATTACTCCATTCTTAACGACCATATATTTCCCATCGCTATAATGCTTAACATTTATACTAAAATTCCCATCAGTAGACATGTGAAATTTTAGTATTGGTTTCATAAACTCAAAATCGTCTGAATAATTTTCAAAAATAAAAGTGTCTGTTTTGGTTACGTCTGGGTTTAATGTATATTTTTCAACTCTTTCAAATTCATGCGCATATGGAGCATCGCATTCAACTGTTGCAGATACGCCACGATACCCATCGCCATAAATCAAATCTTCATCTAGATGAATTATGCAATTATAATAATAACGCTCAAAATGTTCTGCGCATATTTGAAGCTGTTCATATCTGACAGGAGCGGTGAGCCAGTTCTTTAAGTTTGTCAATTCGTAAATATCAACAGCGTTATCAAATACAATTTCAATAGGAAACTGCAATACGTCCTCATACTCAGTGTCGAGATATTGTTTTATAGGATTTCTTCTAATTGACGCAGTAATAACATTCTTGTCGCCACCAGAAGTTCTATTTGTATAAGAGTTATCTATAAACACTAATGAGACATTGTATGCTTCACTTTGAACTCCGTTAAAAATAAAAGGATATCCCATCGGCATAAATATCACTCCTTTCATATATAGCCGACTTGTTAAGATATCCTAATAGTATCGGCAATTTTAATTAAACTGTTGCTGCTTTTATATTTTTATATCCGCCAATTCTGGTTTGATTATTAATCTTTTTGAGAACTCTATTCACAATATTATCTGCTTCTTTCTTCAAAGAATTTACAGTAGAAATATCTGCGTCTCCTTGAATATTAATAGGCATAGAAATATTTATTGTAGAATTATCAGAGCTAGAATATGTCTTAGTATTTGTATTCGCTGACTTGACGGCAGTATCCACCGCGCTACTAAATGGACTACCCGTGAATCTGTTGCTAGAAGCAGAGCTTGTCGCATTGTTAGCCCATGTAGGAACAACCGCCTCGCCAACTTTTAGAATAGATACAGTTTCATCATCATTAAGGCCTAGCATCTTATCAAGAGCAGGGTTCTCCTTTTTAACATAGTCAGCGCCAGTATGGTGCTTTTTTGCTGTAAAAGACTGCGTAGGCTGAGCAACTTTACTGCTCTTTGTTTTATTTACAATAGATGCAATAGATGCTACTAGTGCAATTGCGCCTGCTACCGCCGCTGCCGCAATAACCCAACCAACAACAGGAATAGAAGCCATGGCTGTTGCGATTGCATCAAGGACGCCACCCATGGCTGTGCCAACCGTGCTAACTAGGGTTCCTAATGCAGTAAAGATTCCGGGGAAGAAGCCCGTAATTCCAGCACCAATTGCATCACCAATTGCACTTGCGCCTTTTGCAATTGGACTAAACAGGCTAGAGAATGTGGTTGTTATTGTTTGTAAACCGCCGCCCATTGTGCTAACGATTCCATTCCAGTCAAGGTTAAATACCCCTCTTAATGTGTTTCCAAGACCGTTAAAAATCCCAGAGGCAGATTGTATACCCGGTTGTATAACCTGACCGATGCCATTAGCAAAATTTCCAAAGTTTTTAGTAATTCCTTCTAGTGAAGAATTAATGTTTTTAGAAACACCAGATAGATTAAGCCCGTTTGTAATCTTCCCGCCAATTTCGTTTAAGCTCTTATAACCTGTTTTAATAGTTCCTGTTACATCTGTGTCTATACCAGAACCAAATATCTTATTATATCCAGTAAGTAAATTTGTTACTGTATCTTGACCGGTTCCAATTAGAGCTTTACTAATTAGATTTTTAACTAGGTCACTACTAAGAATTTTAATAAATGTATTGAAGCCATTTTGGATATTCCCTAGAGTAGTTTCAAATTGTTTCTGAGCATCTTGCAAAGTTTGTTTTTGCGCTTCTATAGCTTTCTTTTCTGCTTCAATCGTCTTTTCATATTCTGATTTTTCTTTATCAAGAGCATCAATCTTTACGTTATAATCGTTATCCTTTTGCCAATCAGCAAGGTCTTTTTCTTTTTCTGCTCTTTCATCGAGAAGTTTCAAACGTTTAGCTTGTGCTTCTGCTGAGTTATCATATTGCAATTCCATCAATTGAGCATCAATGTCTGCAATAGACTTATTCTTTTCAGCAAGCTCGTCAGCGTTATCCATCTCTTCTTTTTGAAGTTTCAGGAGTTCTTTTTGCTGGTCAATTTTGTCTTCAAAAGCGTCTTTTTGGTCATCAAGTTCGTCAGAAATCTTATCAAGGTTATCAATCTGAGCATCATATCTGTCAGAAATCTTGCCTAACATATCAAACAGAAAATCGCCCGCTTTTTCAAGTAGGTCGATTGCTGTATCAATCATGTCTTCGATTTCATCTTGTAATGCTTTGATGTTCTTAGATGCTTCGTCGTATAGTTTTTGTTGAGCATCCTCTAATGTGCCAGTAGACTTTAGTAAGGCGCTTGTAACAGCTTCTATTTGTTTCTCTACTGATTCTCCACTAATATCGCCAAGGTTTAACGCTTCTGCCATAGCAGCTCTGTAATCTGCGTCATTGGTGATTTTGTCAATAAACTTCTGATAATCAGCTTTTGCTGCATTCAGTGCTTCGTCAGAACTCCAAGCGCCATAAATACCATCTTTATATTTTTCTATAACAGCCTTAGCAGAACTCAAATCTTCTTTAGCCAGATTCTTTAGAAGTTTTTGGTACGATTCTTGGATTGTACCAGATTGTTTTTGCCATAGCGTTGTTAGTTCTTGAATTTGTTGTTCAACCGGCATATCTTTTATATCAAGGTTAAACATATCAGCTAGAACTTTTCTGGCTTTTGGGTCGTTTATGACTTCATTTAAGATTTTGTCATATCTGTCTTGGAACTCTTTGATTACAGTTGGGTCATCCCAGTTAGCATTCTCAGAATACAACTGTACAATACTCTTTGCGTTTTGAACTTTTTCTTTAATTGAGTCTTCAAATTCTTTTGCGGCTTTATCGGCGGCAGATTTACCAGAAGAGCCAGATTTCCCGGAAGATTTAGGTACGCCAGAGATACCGTTGTTTTGAAGCCCCTTTGCTCTTTCTCTGTACAATTTATCAATTTCAGCATTCGCTTCTTCTACAGCTTTCTTGGAATTGTTTAATTGATTAATTTCATCTTCTCTGTGTTGATATGCAATATTTTGGTCAAATTCAGCAGTTTCGTCCCCTGCTTTAACCAATCCTTCAAGCGCTGTAATTTCTGCATTATACGCTGCGATTCTTAGCCTTGTCTGGTTAATTGTTTCCAGCGTTTTATTTCTTTCTGCTGTGATAGAAGCAATTTCATTATCGTATATCGAATTTGTTAAATTTTTCAGAGTGTCTGTATTTATAACAACTTGACCATTTTGAGTAATTAGAGCATCTGTTAGCTCAGGATATTGCTTCTTTAACGCAGTTACAGTGGAAGAATTTAGATGACCTTGGTTATTCATTTCTGAGTAAGCAACAGTCAAAATATCAGTTTGTTGTGCAAGGCTATCTTCCGCTTGTCTATAAGCTTCTATGGCTTCTTGCTGGTTTTTAAATCCTTCTGTAGCAGCACTAGAACTATCAGAGATATCATTAAACATCTGCTGGAAGATATTTAAAATTTCAGTAGAAAGTTCATTTACACCAAGAGACTCTGTTGACGGGATGCCGAGCGCTTCTTTCCATTGCGCTTCTGTTATCTTATCACTTAAAATGTCTTGGGCAAACTTATCTGCATAACCTTTTAGTTCTTTGAAACCAGAGCTGCCGCCTTTACTTATAGCAGCTTTTATTTTATCTTCTGACCCATCAGTGTCAATCATATCCTTAACGCTAAGTTTCGGAAAATTAGATGGGTCTAACGCAACAGTAATCTCATTGATTCTTTTACTGACAAGTTGGTACTCATCAGAACTTGTATCGCCAAGCTCAATTAATTGTTGTTTATACTCAAGCAGTTCTTGCTTTTTAGATAGAAGTTGCTGGGTGTTTTCTTGTTCTTTTTGATTAATTGCATCTAGTTTTTCTTGATAATCAGAATCAGTCGCACTAAGCTCCTTCTTTTGCTCATCAAGATATTTTACGTTTGCGGCTAACTCATTAATACTATTAGAAGCGGTATTGATAGAGTCCAAAGAACCAGACATGGTAAAGTTTTCCCATCCAGCCGTATTTTGTTTTAGGCCAGAGAGGTATTCATCTACGCTCTTATCTTTTCCACCATATTTTTCAGTTACAACATCTTTTGTGTCTTGAAGTGTTTCTGATTTCTTAGAAGCAGCAATGTCTTCCTGAACTTGCTTAATCTGTTTTAATGTCTCTAATTCTTCCTCAAGACGCTCTTTTTCGGCTTGGTCGGTAAGCGTCATGCTGTCCTTGCTGTTAATTTCGTTAATTTTGTCTTGGATATCTTTGATTTGGCTATTGGTTTCTTCAAGATTTTGATTTGCTTCATCCAACTCTTGAGAGGATTGTTTTAATGCATTCTCTTTGGCGTTCTTTAAATTGTTAAACCAAGTTACTACTTTCGGAATAATAACCAAAAGAGCGCCAAGACCAGCAATTGTAAGAGTTATTGGGTTAATTAATGTTGTTATAGCGCCACCAGCAGCAATAGCGCCAACTTTTAGTCCTGCCAATCCACCACCAGCAGCGGTCATTGCAGTTACAAACTCACTACCGACCAAACTTACAAAAGCTTGTAAGTTTGGAATCGTGCTTCCTATTGTAGAAATGATTGTTCCAATTCCTGTACTTGTTTTTGCTAGATTATTAAGCATTTTTGCTCCAAAAGCAGCCGCTAGAGTGACCCCAAGAGCTTTAATTAGTGGACTTAAAACTGGAATTTTATTTAGTAAAATATTTAGAATTTCTACGACTTTGGACAAACCGTCGTAGGCTAATGCAAGGGTTCTATCAAGGTTAGAATCCTGTGCAAATTGTTGAACACTTGCGGTTAATCTGTTTTGCGCAGCCTCAAGAGACTCATTGTAAACCGTCATCTTTTCGGCAGCAACGCCATTTGCATTTTGAGAAACTTCGGTTGCTTCCAAGACTTTATTGTAATCTTCCATAGCTGCAATAAATACGTTTCTCTGTCTTACGCCTGCAACCACATAAGCCAACTGGTTTTGTTCAAGAGTAGACATTTGACCCCATTTAGCACCGATTTCGTCCATAATGGTTCCCATGTCTCTCATTTTACCACTAGTGTCAACTAAATTGATACCATATTTAGATAAAACTTTATCAGCATCGTTAATTGTAGCCACAACCTTGCCATTTTCATCAACAAGGTCATCTAAGTCTACCTTTGCTGTGATTTTACCTATACGCGCAATAATACTCTGCCAAGCGGAACCAATAACTTCTGGCGCTTGTCGGGTCTTTTCCTCAGAAATTGTAATTAGACCGATTAGTTTATCAAGACCCAACCCCGCCTGTCCAGCAGAACTAGCGACTTTTTGTAATGCTGTAGAGATTTCACCTGTACTAGCGGCATAATTTAAGTCAACCGCAACAAGTTTATCTACGATTTGGCTTGTATCGTCTACGGCTACATTATAGGATTTTGTAATCTTTGTATTGACGGCAGTTCGTTACTCTGTCGTTGTTATTTATAGAATTTTTCTCCTGTGTCAATATTTATTCCATAATAGACACAATTTGATTCTTTTAGCTTTGTAAATGCTTCATTCTTAATTTTATATAAATAATCATCATTTGGAAGTTTGTCTGTCTTTGAAATTATTTCAAATTCTTTATAGCCATTATCAAGAAAGACCTTTCTTCTCAACTCTTCGTGTTCATCAAATTCTTCTTGCGTCATTTTGTTGTATGTTACACGAATATTATGCCCAGAACCAGAATACTCGATATAAATATGTTCGTCTTCAAACAAAATATCCGCTAAATATCCGAACATTGGAGCGTTTATTTCACCGCCATATAACTTCCATAAATAAATTTGTTCAGAAGAAGTCATTGCTCCATTAATGCCATATCTTTCATCTCTTGTTTTTAAGGCACGATTTCTAATTTCTTCATTTTGCATTGGATATTCAGTCCCATATCTTTCAAGAGTTGTTGCTTTTGCCTTTTGCATAATTTCTTCTTTTAATAACGGATTCTCAACGCCATATTTTTCTAAACAAGTATTTTTAATCTTATTCTTTATTTGTTCTGAGTGCATTGGATGATTACAACCATATTTTTTCTGCATTGTTTCAAGCGTTTTCTTGTGTACTTCGTCTGACTGTAACCCACATACGCTTCCATATTTTTCAAGATTTGTTGCAACAACTTTTTCTCGCACAAAATCTAATTGAGAGACATATTCTTTTCCATACTTAAACATAACAGATTCTTTTCTCTTCTGATTAATACAATCTTGGTTACTGCAACAATCTTTTGGATAATTTTTTCTGTGGGTTGCGTAAGAATAATATGCGACAGCGTAATTTGCGCCGCAATAATCACATACTACATTAACACTACATCTTGCCCATCTTGATACATCAGAAATATTTACTTGAATATACTCATTTATTTTAGCGTCATATCCCAATCTTTTGTATCTTTTGACATTAGAACCAGTACATAAAATTGATACCATTTTAGAAACTAATATACAAAACACCACCTTAGATATACATAACTCTATAAATAACACTCGCACTTTCATGCGAGAATAGACTATATCTTCATCTTCATAAAGAAGAGTTTCCTATTTCGATTTAAAGGGATTTCACCTACGCTTAACGATTTGCGCCCTACTTCTATTGCATCTTTTGAATGCCACGGAATAGTCGTTGAACCTTATTCTTAAATATTGTATCATAAACTATTTTGATAGTAAAGAGTTTTAATAAATATTTAAGAATCTTGGCTGCGGATTATCCAATCTTTAACTATTTTACTATGCTGAGGTAATTATTCTCACCGCCATCTATATTTCTATGATGGTTTAGTTGTTAAAGCTCTAAGGAGTTTCCCGTCAATTAAAGAAATAAATTATTGTATATATCACTATATACCCTGCCTAAAATCAAGCAGTGAGTTGGTCGGTCGCCTCGCTTGCGTCCAATTGACCAACAACAGCCAACGTAGTTGACTGTTTTAGCATCTCCATTGCTTCTTGAGCATTATAACCCTGTCTTAGCCAAGCATCTGCACCCTCTGCAACTGTGGTCGTAGTAGTACCAAGTTGCTTTGCTAGTTTAGTATAACTATCAGCCAATGCCACAGTATCTTCATAGCTACCCATTGTAACCATACGAACCTGTGTCATAGCTTCGTTCATATCATAAATTGCAGATGTAAATTCGCTAGTGATTTTGTTGATGGCTTCCATAACCACCTGATATTTAATAAAGTTCTCTACACTAGACTGAATAGACTGTGATAGGGAATTTTGTGCAGTATCAGTTTTTACTAAACTGCCATTGGCATTGTCCAACGCTGCTTTAACTTTATTGGAACTGTCAGCCATTGAATTTTGTTGTGCTACAAGTTTTGTTGTACCATCGGAACTTGTTACAATTTGAACACCATATGTTGTTAAGGTATTTGTTAGCTGCTGTAAAGCATTTTTAGCATCAGTATAAGCTTGAGTATTTTGTTGACCTTTACCTTCTAATTGCTTTACGGTCTGATACTGTTTCGCGTATTGTTTAATAGCATTAACGAGTTCATTTTCTTGTTTTACAGCATCAGATTTTTTTTGATAGAGTTGTTCCTCTTGTGCTAGTTCCTGTTTCTTAAATTTTATATTATTTTGAGAACCATTATATTGAATTGTGTATACCTGTTCTTCGCCTTTTGCAATATTTAAAAGCTCTGTATAATAGCTCTCTTGAATTTTGTTGCCGCTATTCTGAGCGTCAATAATTTTTAGTCGGTAATTATATTGTTCTTCGATACTTTTTATAATATTTTGTTCAAGTTGATTTTGCTCTTTGGTTTGCTCTGCGCCAGAATATGTAGCGGTAGAAGTTCTTAGCTGTTCAAACTCTTTTCTTATGTTGATTACTTCTTGAATATTTTTGGCAGCTTTTAGGCTTTCTGCTTCTGCTACATCTATTGCGTCTTTTAAATTTTGCTTTAGCGTTACAGTTGTTCCGCTTGCATCCTTAAAAGACGATGTAATATATTCGCCAGTTCTTTTTACACTGCCACCTAAACTTTCAACTAGTTTTGTGACTTCATTGATATCATCTTTTTTGAAATTTTTCGGGAAAGAAAAGCCCTTTCCCATGACTTCGCTAATCTGATTTGATATCTTTTCTGCTATCTGCTTGACTTCTTCTTCAAGATATTTTCCGCTGTCAGTGACACCTTTGGTATCAAATTCAGGTGTAATTAGAAAACTAAAAATATCACTTTGAGATTGCGCCATTTACCCACCTCCTTATTTCTTATGTCTCTTTGTATCTTTGCTAACAGAAAGACCACAAACAACACGGTGTTTGATAGTAGTATCTTTGAAGTATTTCTTCATATAAGCCGCAATCTCTTGTCTTGCTCTACCAGTAAGAAGTTGAGAAAGTTCTTCGTTAACACCCTCGCCAATTCCGTCTGTTCTAGGATTACCATAAGGAGAGTTCCAAGTGCCATCCATTATATAATCATACAATCCTTCTGTAAATTTCTTATTATCGAAACCGTTGTGAGCGTCAAATTGTGGAGTTTGACCGGGACTATACGGACGAATGACACGTTTGAGTTTGTCCCAATCGCAGTAAATTCTAATTTGATTAGGCATACCATGTTTGTAAATAATGGTGTAACTAATGGTTGCTAGAAAACCGCCTTGTTCTGCTAATCTTTCATAATAAGGAGATTCAGAAATTTCATCGTAAAAATACTTTTTTATATATTCCTTAATTTTTTTAACCCCTTCTTGAGCTATAGCCATTAAAATATTTCTAGCTTCTCTTTCGTAGGATTCATAAAAACCATTTTGGATTCTTTTTATTTTTACTCCAATCGCATCTTGCAGTTTCCTATTATCAACTGTTTGTTTTGCCATTTGAATCACCGTCCGGCTTAGAATATTTCTCCTTCATTTTCTTATTAGCCTCTTCCATAGCGGACTTACGCATACCGTCCATTAGTTCCTTAACGGCAGGGTTGGAATATGCCATTACATCTTCTAAGAAGTCTTTATTCTTCTTAGTATTTAGCTTCTTAAATACCTTATCAAGAGCATCAATCTTATCCTGAGTAATATTATTATCAATAGCACCCTTAATAATATTCATAGTATTAATTTCATTGATACCAGAAGCCTTTTCAAAAGCATCCATAAATTTAACATAATCATTACCAATGGCTAGTTTTAGATAGCGGTCAAATTCAGTTTCTACCATAATATCATAATACTCAGGAGACTTATCCTCCTTTGCTACTTCAATATCGGTATATTTAAGAAGAATATCAAACAAGACGTGCATATCATAACGCATAAATACAAGTTCAATATCTAGCTTATTGTTTAGAATCTCAGCAATCTCTTCTGAGAAAATTTCATTAATCTTGTGGATATAAGCGTACTTATTACCAATAGAAATATAATTAGTAATATTGATATTCTCAAAGAGCCAACTATCAAGAGACTCTTTATCAATCAGCTTGTTTTTGTATTGGTTTAATTTATCAATAACAGTCTTTAGTGTCATAATTTCAACTCCTTTTAATCCTTAAATATCATTCAGAGTACCAGTTTTAATATCTTTCTTAATACCGTTCTCATCAAAATAATCACCAAGTGTGTCAGCGGTGTCTAAATCGCAATAAGTTGCGCACATAGCCCCTCCTGACCCAGCTTCCCAGCCCACAAGAGCAATAATAACATCGTCTGGCAGTTTAGATTCTTTCATCATAGTAACGTAACGATGCCTACAGCAGTGACTATAGAAATCCGTATTCATAAAGGCTGAGATTGTTCTGCAAATACTATCTGCTGTTGAAATACTTGCTTGACGATAAGTGTCATCATCATTTTTCACAATGAACAACCATTCGCTTTCGATATTATTTTCTTTACGATATTTCATCCACATCTCATAATACGGTTTAAATGACTTAATAAAGGTAAACTTATAGAGCAACTTGCCCTGTTTACCATGCCCTTTAGTACGAATCTGTTCAGGTGTTTTCCACATACAGCCATAAACAATATTTTCATCAGTAAACCAGCTTACCTTAAACTGAATAAGCTCTGCTTTTCTCGCACCACAACTAACGGCAAGTGCAAGATAACAAGCAGCCTGATATCGTTTAGCAGCGACTAGTTTATCAAGACAATCTTGAATCTGCTCTTCGCTCATGACGGTCTTTTCACGGACAGTCTGCTTTACAGGGGTTTCCAGCTTAACAACAATATTTCTAAAATCAGGAAACTCATCATCAAGAACATTTTCAATATAATCTGACATAGAAGATAGAGATGATTTAATGGTAGAGATTCTATTACTAGACCATCCCATTTCTGTAATTGCATAATTAAAGAAACTAACAAGTTGCCGCTTCTTCAAATCCACAAAGAACGTATCTTTATTATGCAAATAATTCCAACAGAAAAACAGACGAATCATTTGTTCGTATTGATAAATCGTCTGTGGAGAACGACCGCCAGTAGTCTTATATGCAAGATAATCTTTCAACAAGTTCTTATTGTCTTCATTAACCTTTGCCCAAATTTCTTCTGTATAAATTCTATTATATACAGTTCTTCTTCCCAATTTTACTCACTTCCAATCTTATCTAATAACTTTGCTACGTCATAGTTATAATATTTCTTCTTTAATTTTCTATCTATTTGAACAGCACCATACGCAATACAGTCCTGAATATTTATTGAAACCTTAGTTGATTCTTCTTTAAATTTATTGAAATCTTTGATACTCAAGAAATAAGTTCCATCATTTCTAAAGTCTAACACAAAACCACATATACAATTACAATATTTATTATACTCAGTAAGAGCTTGAATTTGATGCCAATGAATTTCTCGTTTAGTAGGATTTTCTTTCGTTGGTTTCTCACGTTCAAAAGAAAAACTTTTCTTGTCTGTTGATTTTAGTTCCAGACAATATATACAAGGAGTTTTGAACAAGATAAAGTCAAATGGAGATTTCATAGAAAATCTTGTTGACCTACTATCTTGCCCAAAACCACTTGCACTATCATGCAGTCTAATTACTGCTACATCTTTAGGAATACTCTCTTTGAACTTCTGTTCAAAAATCTTTCCAACATTCATCAATGTTAATCTCCGGCTTCTTGCCATTTTCTGTAAAGAAGTATTCATTACGATTACTCTTAACAACATTATTCAACATTAAGTCCCAGTATGGAATTTCATCTTGGACAATAGTTCTTGACAGGTAATAGTTAATTGTGCTATACTTTTCAAGACGATACATGGGGTCAGGTAGATTAAAACAATATTGTTCATAAACAATAATAAAGCGTAGCATGATATTCTTGTTAAATTGTAGATATTCTACAAGAGTATCGTCTGCGAATGTTAGTGTGAAACTATTTTCTTGATTATCAACACAATGATACAACGATTTTACATTAATCATTGTAGAATCAAATACACCAATTAACCGTTCGTGTGTAACATCTTTAATATAAAGTTTGAAACATTTCTCCATGTTTTTATCCCTTTCAATCCAAAAGCCTGTAAACAACCACAACCCACCCTTAAAAATCCCCGTGTTTACAGCACTTTATTTAGCAATAAAATTTCACTTTCATTGTCATACATCTAAAAATGAAAATGAGCTAAAAATCCATAAATATACGGATAAATAGCTCATTTTCGAGTATTCTACAATTTAAGGCTTAATTTCATGCTTCGGCTTTTCTGTTTCAGTCTTCTTCTGGGTAGAAGTACGACCAGAAGTCTTAGCCTTTTTCTCGTTTAGTTCAGACACATACTTGTTGATATTTTTCATTTCATCACAAGGGATAACGAAATATCTAAAATCGTCAGGAGTACGAGTAACCCCATCATGACAGTCAAATTTGCCAAGCTCTAGGTCATAACCTACAATATCAACAAAGACATCAGAATTAGCGAGTTTGCCTCTTAGTAAAGTCTTCATTTCTTCTCCTTCAATAATTATTGGTTGAAAGCCCTTATTGTCCATTACGCTTCTGCGAAAGCAATCCTCAGAACAATAGGAGTTCTTATATGAACCAACAGAAACGCAAGACAGACAAACATAATAAGAGCGTCCACAATAAGCGCAAATTCTATTATGTTTCATTTTCGTCCTTTAAATTTAACAAGGAATTACTTATTAAAAGCGTCCCCAACTTTACCCTTCTGATTATCTAGCTCTTCAACAGCGCCCTCAATCAGAGCGTCGATAATAGCATTGTCTTTGATACCAACCTTTACGAGCATATCTTTTACCCATTGCTTTTTGGTATCTTTAGGGATTTGGCTAGTAGCAGCCATCTTTTCGGCAGCATTTACAAAATACTTTACCACCTGATATAGACCGACTTGCTTCAGCCAAGGGGTGACAGAGGGGATAACCGCCTTGCATAGATAAGCAAAACAACCAGCAATGATAATCCGAACTAAATTGACAATAATCGGAGTTAGAGCTTCCATCATAATAATTTCCTCCTTTTAAATATAAAAAATGTAGGCAACGTCAAAACGTTACCTACATTTAATTTAACAAAACGAATTACTCTTCATCAGTATCAATAGTGATAGTATACAGGTCATCAGAAGCACAGCCAGAAACAAACTCCATAGAGATGTTCTGAACGGCAGGGTCGCCGTCTGCTGTTAGCTCCCAAGTCCAGTTGCCATCAATTTGTGCCATGCCGTGAATAACGCAAGGATACAGCTTACCATCACAAATGTCTGCAACTAGGCCATAAGCTGTAACAAGAACAGTGTCAGGCATAGTACCATTCTTAATCTCGATACGTTGGGCGGTTGCAGTAGACTTGACAGTATATGCCATAGATAGCTTAGTACAGCCTAGGGTCTCAATCATATTCTTGACATCGTTTTCAGCGAGGGTAATTTTTGCCGGTGCGGGGGAAGTTTCGGTAACTTCTTTAGTATAAGCAAACTTACCTTCGCTTGCGCTCTCGTCTTCGGTAAGAACCTTAACGTAGTCACCATCTGATTGAGTGCCATAAATAGTGCCAATATATAGAGTCTGACCGGGTTCCTTTACGGCAGGAACAGGAAGGTCGTAACTATAAGTTGCGTCCTTTAGGTCAATCTGAATATACTTGGTATAAGTGGTTTCGCCAGTGACAACATCAGTGCCGTTCTGAGCTGCAATAATCTCGGTATTCCAAGTTGCACTCTCAACATTCAGGGTTGCACGGCGGCTGTGAGAAAAGCCACGGCCAATATATACATTACCTCTGCCTCCACTAGGATACACCATTTCAACGGTATTTTCTAGGGTAGAAGTTTTACAATGCTTTAGATAACCGATAATAGACTTGTCGGTAGTATCTTGTAGTAGGAACTCGAAGATTTGCTGCACAACAAAGTTTCGAGGGGTTCCAACAGTTGCCATATTTTTTCCTCCTTAAATAATAATTATCAATTATTTTCAAGAATAGAAGACCAATGAATCTTATTTATATCAATCGGGTTTTTCTTTGTGTCGATACACCCAGAATGCAAAGCATCCATTGTGTTTCTATAATTATCAGCCTTAACATATCTAAAATATGAATCATAAATTACATACACAGGTATATTAGGCAATTCATCATAAGAAAATATTTTAAAGGTTACAAGGCAGGATAAGATACTTTGGAAATTAGCTTCCTCTTTGTCTCTGCCTTTGTTCTTTTTTGCTTCATATTCTCTTTCTTCATAACTTCTTTGTAAGATTATTTTCTTTGCTTTTTTGGTAGCGCCTTTAAGAAATTTATATTCTGGATGAATCCAGTTTACTTCTCTTAGATATTCCACCAATATATGATAAGTCTGTTCATTAAACTTGACAGAATCAGACTCTATATATAACTTTTCATCTTCACATTTAACGCTCAAAAGAAAAATTTGTGTATTTTCTCCAACAGTTCTGCCTAATACAATCCATTTGCCATCTAAATTTAGAAAATAATTAAGCGCATTAGACATATCATTGTTTATAACAACACACTCATCATCCATCTCTGAGACTACTTCGCCGTCTCTAATAAAAACATTTTTTGATGTGCTATCTGCCAGACATTCTTGAATGAAAAACTCGTATTCGCTTTTAATATCTTCATACCATATCTTATTTTCCACCCACAGGATATCAGCGATATCTTTAGACTGAGTTATAATAAGAGTTAAGTTTTTCATGTATTCACTATAAACATCTTTTTCCCCAACGTCACTAAATAATTTATTAACTTTTGGGTGTTCTACATATGCGTTTTCTGCTAATTTTAGCGGTCTCCCGCTATACAACTGTAAAGCGTTCAATTTTTTAGAATAAATTTAGGTAGTAGATTTGTAGAACCACCATCACAACCAATTGTGCTGTTTAGTGTTAGTTGATATTGAAGCTGTAGCCCATTAAAATAACCGTTATAGTAACGACGCTGAAAACCTATCAGGCACATACGTCCGGGAGAAAAGTCCTCCAACCTTTTGTCATTAATGATTGCATCAACTTCATGCGCGATATCATAAAGGCGATAAGCTATCGGATAGTCGGGATTATCTGACAGAATAACGCTTTGTTCATCGTGTACTACCACATCAACACACACAATAACTCTTTTATACTGCTCAACTTCTGTAGTGTAACCACCATTAAGAGTTACAGTTAAATAAGTCTTTTGGTCTAATTTTGCATCTGGTATATGCTCTAGTGGATAGATATGAACATCTGTACATTTGTCTAGGTCTTGACCCATATAAACGAGATTATTTAACCCACCAATTCTTTCAATCTCTTCGTCAAAAGATTTATCAAGATAAGGAGATGTATTTCGCTTGTAACAAGTCAACAGCCTAACCAAACGTTCACTTCTTAGAAGTCTGTTATAAATAACTGCGAAAACGATAGGACTAAGCTCTTCGTAATACAATTATACAACACCTCCTAATTTAATATTAAATGTTTTTATTAGTGCGCCATCTTGGTAACAATTCACAATAAGAGGATTGGTACTTTGATGATAGTTTTTTATTCTAAAACTGTTATTTGTCGATGTAAAAGAATAATAATCTTTAGATACTGTTTTGTCCTTGTTGCATTCAAACGTATAGTTATCTCCATCAAGAACAAATGTTTTCGAGCCATTTAAAAGAATAGTAAATTCTTCCGGTTCCTTTGGCTCTTTGTCGTCATTAGCCAAATCATTCTTAGGATTGTCTGCCGCATTATAATTTTCAAAGTCTGCATAGAATTTTAACAGCCCCGGATTATCTTGGAATGTATTCATATTTAAGAAATTGACAAACTGTCTAATCTTATATGTTACACCGTTTAACATAAAACGAGTATTAATTCTGTACTGACTTGTCCAATCGTTATACTGGCAAACAACTTCAATTTTATCTTTGGCTACATCAATAACTTCCGATGTAGAAATTTGGTCTTCAACAATTTTATATTCAATATAGCATGGTTCACGATGGATTGTTTTTTCGTCCTCTGCTAGAGTGTTGATTGTATTATTACAACGTCTAACATAAGCGCTGGATGAACTCTTACGAATATTATCACGCGAATATATAATCCAGATATTATCGTCGAAGAAATACCTTTGTCCTAGCTTTGGTCTATAATCCAAATCTTTATAAATTAATTTCTTATAGTCATCGTTTACACGCTGACCGGTTTTAGCATCAACAAGTGATGTAATACGGATATCTATTTTATTAAATAGTTCTTTTCTTTTTTCTTCATTAGTTGTAATTGTCTCAAGAGCATCAGAACCAAATTCTTTCTCTTCCCACACATCGTCCCACCATGTGGACGCATTCTCAAAGACCTTATCAACTGTGTCTTGAAGTTGATTTCTCCACCTTTGAGCAGGGTGTTTATTGACATTCATAAAAGTATCATAGTATGGCATATATATCACCTAGCCTTTTTGACCAAAGAGATACAATGGAATACTAGTCTTTTAACCTCTGAATGTTCAATGGGTACTTGCGAACCCTCAAGAATACTAACAACAGAAAGGAAACTTACAATACCGAACATATTGTACAGCCCATTAAATTCCCTTGTTAACCTCTTGATGTAAGCAGTATACCCAGAATAATCATTTATAGCTTCGCAATCCTCAAAAACTCCAAGAATTGCAAATAATTTATTTATTACAGATTGTTTATATTCTTGAATTTCTTTGTCAGAAAAATTGATTCCATTAAAGTCCATAGTTTCCCACCGCCCACTCAGCAAATGGGGTGTTCTTTAGACCATAATTTATAATTTTCTGGTTTACTTTTTCTCGCCATCTATCAGCATAATTTGCTTTCTCTTTCAAATTATTAGAAGCAGATTCACGCTTGAAGTCAGTATCTTGTAAACCACCAAGTTGAGTAGTATCAGAAATTATAAAGTCAAGCCAGCATTGAACCATTAAATCTGAAAGAATAGTCTTTTCTGTTAATGTCAGTGTGTCGTTAAATTCATATTCCCCTAATTCATTTTGATGATATTGTTCAATATCTTTCTGACAATTTATAAAAAGCGGAATAGCTCTTAGTAAAAAGTACATAAGCAAATCATCGGCTGCTTCTGGACTATCATTAAATAGCCGTTTTAGCTCATAATCTTGTAATGAAATTAAAAATAATTTATAAATCTCGTTAAAATTTGTACCAGAAGGTTGTGTTTGCTCTGGTGGAGCGTCTGGTTCTTCAACAGGTTTATTTTCTATTTCATTATTAAATAAACTAATATTGTTCAATCCCATTCACCGCCTTTCTTATTTAAAATAATTTAAGCAAGTGAGCGAATAGACTCTGCACGCTTACTAATATCTACGGAACACAGCTTATTAATCAAATTAACCTTGTTATAGTCTACGTTCTTGCCATCAACAATCTGATGAGCAACACGATTTGCTACTAGGCTTTTCTGATAATCACTTGCGTTCTCAATTAAGGTTTTTACCTTGTCATCGGAATAACTGCAAATATTTTCAATATCCTTATACTTAATAATATTGTTATAAGCATAAGTCATACCGAGAAAATAAACAGCACTTGCATCCTCAATTTCAAAGTATCCTTCTTCCGCAAACTTGTGATTTATATTCACAATTTGAATCAAGTCACGATATAACACACGATTTTCGTCACCGTACTTATTAAAAGTAACAAAGCGTCTATCCCCATAAGCAAGATTAAGAGTCCCATTAAACAGACTGCGAATACGAATGCTCTTTCCGTCCTCTGGTTCTGTATAATCTTCTTCGGATGGGTTATCCTCGTGTGCAACTGCAACAGATTCATTTTGAGCAGAGGAAGTAGAAAAACCGCGTAGTGTAGCAAGAATCTGACCAAGCGTACCCTGCATTTCTGACATACCTTTTTCAAGGTTTTCAATTCTCTGTGTATTGGTTGCCATTTTATACCCCTTTCAATCCTTATGAATAATATATACCCTACTCCCAAAAGAGTAGGGTAATTATTCAAAATTTAACAATCAATTAGCTGACGGTGATGACACCAGCAATAGCGTTGGTAATGACACCGATACCCCAGCTCTTGTTAATGGTAGTATTGGTTGTTAGGTCTGCGTCTGCATTGCTATCAACAGTGTTAGAGGTAGTAGCACCCTCTAGGCACAGCTTAACAGGCTTCTGAGCAGAGGGGCTAATGACATAAATCTTATCATCAGGCAGAGCCAGCTTGTACTGGTCAGCAGCGGCATAATCGGCATACTGAGGCATAACCATTACATCAGTACCATAAATGTTGGAGATATAGCCAACACGAACGTAATCGGAATCAACCATCATACGCAGATTAGCAGACTGAGGAAGTAGGTCATGAACAGCACTCATAGTACCCATCAGAATAGCGGGAGCACGGTTATAAGCAGAAACAGTCTGAATCAGCTTGATAACGCTCTTGTCAGCTAGACCAGCAACGTGTAGAGCCTCTGCGCCATTGTCCTTAACATCATCCATGGCGGTAGCAAATGCTAGAGCAATTTCCTTGGTTAGTTCTGCTTCCATAGACAGAACAGCCTTCATCAGGAAACGAGCCATAGATTCCTTGCCACACAGAGCCTTGTACTTATTGGAAGAAACAGAAATATTGTGGTTGAAGGGGATGATGGAACGCTGACCAATATCTTCACGCTGGAACTCAGTATTACGCTGATTCCGACCAGCCTTGGAGACAATAAACAGGTCGTTAGACTCAACATCAAACTTAAAGCTATCACCAATAGCGCCATTACGCATTTCGGTGTAGACACTGGTAGTACGGTCTACAAAATCAGGTAGAACCATATCAATGGCTGCATCAATAACGGCCATGTATGCCCACTGGAAGGTGGGATTCTTAGCCATCATCTCAATGGAGGCAAAAGAATTATTGAAATCCAGACCAGATAGCTTCTTAACTTCTGCCATCAGTAGGTCATTAATCTTCTTCTCCTTCTCGGCAAAAGAGATAGAGGTGTCAACAGGGCCGTCGTACTGACCACGCTGCTTTGCATAGTCATTAAAATAATCCTTAATCTTTACTTCGGCAGTCATATCGCCGGAGAAAGCTAGAGTCTTCTCATTCATAGTATTATTCTCCTTTTCTTAAAATATCATCAAGCTACACAGACAACAAACTTGTAAGCGGTAACTGCCTTCTTAACTAGGTTGCCATCGCCAATGTGAGCGGTAGTAGCACCCAGTGCCTTTAGATACATACCAGCAGTAGGAGCGGTAGCCTCAGCCTGTGCTTTTAGGGTGAACTTAGTAGCATCAGGAATTAGGAACTTTGCAGTAGCCATTGCAGTTGCATTAGCTGTACTAGGAACAATAGTAAGAACATCGTCTTCAATTAGCTTGAAAGCATCAATAGGATGACCCTTGATATTTACGAAGTCGCGGATATTGTTATCAATACCCTTTAGCTCAGTGCCATCGGGTAGAGTAGTAATAACGACTTCGGGGCTAGATGCCATCCATAGATTCTTTGCGTCTGCGGCAGGCTTGCCAGCCTTCCAAACAATCTTGCTATCAGCATCGGTAGAATACTCACTTAGAGCAAAAACTGCACCGTTGGGTACATCCTCTTCGCATACGACAGTACGGTTCCAGTTATCAACATTTAGAGCCGCATAGCCGTTCTTAATTAGAACATCATACATAGTAAAATTTCCTCCTAAAATTAATAATTTTTAATTGTCCCAAATGGAACCAGTAGATTTCTTCTTCTCTCCATAAGGTAGACCAATCTTGTGAATGTTGCCAGAGGGAGCACTAACTCGGTCAAACTCTGCGGCTTTTACCATGTTACTCCATGCGGCTACACTATCATATTCGCTAAATTTAGCGATATAAGCATTACGTTCATCCTCAGACATTTCAACACCCTTTTCAGAGATTTCGTCTAGGACTTCACACATCTTAACCATATTAGCTTCTTGCTTTTCTTTTTCTTCTGCTGCAAACTTAAAAGCCTTTAATTCATCATAATCAGACATGGCCTCAAATTTAGCCATATATGCTTCGTTATCCTTTTTCAACTTTTCATTTTCAGCGGTTAGATTAGAAATTTCAGACATAGCTTCTTCAAGAGACATATTTTCCTTATTGTCATCATCGTCCTTGTCAGACTCATCATGACGCTCATCGGAATCATCATCTTTATCGTCTTCATCGTCAGCCATTTTCTTGTCACTGCCCATTTCAGTTTCGCAAGATTCTGTGATGGTTTCGGTTTCGCAAGCCTCTTCAACCTTTTCCTCGGTCTTTTCTTCGGTTGCTTCTGCCTCTTCGACCTTTGCTTCCTCTTCCTTTTCAGGTTCAGTAGCTTCGGCTTCTGTTACTTTCTTCTCTTCTTCCACGTTTTCACCCTCGTCCTGTTTATAATCTTCTGCAAAATATTGGTTAAATTCCTCTTCTGAGAAACCAAATTCTGCAAAATTTTCAGTATCTAAACCAAGTTCATGATAATGTTTCAACAGGTGAGATTTAACATCTCCCTTGACAATGCCTTGCTGTGCCGCTCTTGAGAATGCAGCTTGCAGACCATCTTTATGAACAACAAGTTTGCCATCACGAATAACGTGATGAGGATACTTGAATTTAGTAATCTCATAATCATTATCAGAAAAATCACCAATCAAATACGCTTCTTTTAGCAAGGACTTTGCATTAGACGCTTCTGTAATTGGCTTAAATAGCTTCTGACCGGGATTAGACCACTCTCCACTTGTAGCGGACTCTTTAGAATTATCAATAGTAATTTTGTCAGCAAAATTCTCTTTAATATAATTTTCTTTATCCTCAGAGAACTTTACAAGTTGAACATTGCTTCCTTTACAAGCCTCTGCAACTTGGTCTGACAAAATAGTAATAGCTTGATATTTCCAGCTATAAACATCTGGTTTATCGAATGGGCCATTATCTTGATAATCAGTAGTGGTCATTTCAACAGATACTTTCTTTCTGTCATTAGAACTATGAATAATATCAACAATATTTTTAGAATAGTTTTTCCAAATAAGAGCTTTAATAGTTAAGAAATTCTTGTCTCGCTCTTCATCATATTCAAAGGTGACAGGATTGTTTTCAGAGTAAACAAACCCAACTGGAATTTCTGCCTTAGAGTGAGTACCAATACCGTCATCATTCCAATCAGTGAACTCAACTACAACAGGAACATTATAAATAGTATTAGCAGTCATTTTAAGAGAATCGAAAGAAATTGGCTGAGTGTGACTATTCTCTTTTTCTGCAAATGCACGAATCTTAGTGATAGCGAATCTATCATCATCTTCAATAACATTTACGTCGTCAATACCAAATGTGAAATATAAACTTTTATTCTCCAATCTCATGTCACCCCCCTTCAATTAAAATTTAACATATATTATTACTCCATTAGACCAGCCTTAATCAAGTCGTCCACTAGAGAATTGTAAGCGCTCTTTAGAGTAGCAATTGTAACATTACCATCTAGCTTATCGTGGTGCGCAATCTTAGGCGCATCAATTACATTAGTGACGTTCTGCACATTGGTAGTAGAACCGCCACATTCATCAATAGCGTCAGAAATAGCCTGACCGACATTTAGAGACTGAGTTAGACCATTAGAGCTATTTAGAGCCTTAATCACTTCTTTAGATAGTGCCAATTATATCACCTCGTTTACTCGTTAAATTCCTGTTTGAGTTCATTAGAACCCCTAGCCCAACTTGCTTCCGTAGACTCAGAATCACTCTCAGGTTTTGGTGGTCTACCAACGCTACCTTTAGTAAGAGGATTCTCTGGTGGTTTTGTTGTTGTGCCAGTACCAGTTCTAGTTTGCACAGGGGGAGCCAGATATTGATTTAGAGGAATAATCATTCCTTTTACATCAAAACAACTCTTAGAAATTTGTAGATGCCTTGTGTACTCGAAAATATTCATATCGTTGCAACGAGCAGCGAGTTGCATATCTACGAATCCTATCTTAGAAAAATCATTGAATAGTGCTTTACGTTCTGCCTTTTGGTCTGGAACATTTTCGTCATGGAAACGAATTTTAAACTTATATTTAGTGGTTCGTTGATTGATGAAAAACTCCATGAAATTAGCAAACATTGGATAAAGCGCTTCAATGGTGTTATTATCAATTGCGGATGCAAGTTTAGACTGGTGGCTATTCAGCTTTTCAGTACCAAATAGAGCTTCACTAGAAGCAATACTTTGCTTAACAACAGAACTTGCATAATCAACGTCTGAATTAGTGTTTGAAGTGCTAAAGTCTATTGCTTTAACATCATCAGTAGGCAATACAGCCAAACCAATCTGACTATTCAATCCTTTACGAGCAACACCTAAAAATTTACCAATCATCTCAGGGGTCATATTAATAGAGTTAGCAACTTGACCACTTTTCTGTTCCTTGTTAAATCCAAGGATACCAACCAAAATTTTAGAAGCATCAATAAAGTATTTATCCTGTTGCAGACCTCTAACAACTGGTTGAAAACTTGCGTTTCCAAGAATACCCGAATAATAAGGTAAAATAGTTGCTAGTTCAGGGTCTAATTTAAAGCACCAGAACCCGTTCTCAGGAGACGTTTGTTGCCAATGCCCAAACCCAGTGTTTCTTGATTGTAAGCGTCTTGCAGGGTCGTATGGTTTAGCAAAATTCTTCTGGATACGATTTAACATACGCTTAAAGATTGGCGGGTACATATCTATATCAACACCATCCATATTAATAAACCAGTTCATATCGAAATCAAATAGGTATCCATAATCAAAACGACCTGTAATTTTACAAAACTGTTTAGGCAGCTCTTGAATAGTATATTTATCTCCCTCATCACGAAGGACTCCAAACATTACACCTTGCCTAAAACACTGACGCAAAGCAGTTGCAAATTCTGCTCGATAATCGAATCTATTGCAAAAATCATCTACAATAGCCAAGTCTTTCTTAAATTCTTTAGACTTTAGTTCAGATTCTTTTGTAACATTGATTGGGTCGAAAGTAAGGTTAAATGCGGCTAGGTTTGGAAGATATTGTGTCATCCGCTTAAAAGACATATTTGTAATTTCAAGCGTCTGGGCATAATTAGAAAGGATTTCTTCTGAATCTTTTGCGTTTTTTAGAGCGTTTTCAATTTCTGTAACAGTTGTGTCTACTTGTGTTAAATTAATATCCTTTAACCGTCTATTAACAGCGTCGGGTGTATTATAATCGGCGCTTCTATAACTACGGTTGTAAGAATCAGAAAAATTCATGAAATAATCATACGCATTTAGAACATCATTAACCTGTTTCTCAGACAACGTTTCTTGTTCAGTTTTCTTTTTTCTTGGCAAACATCTCACCTCGCTTTCTATAAAAATAATTTAACCAAAGAACGTCCAGTCTAATAGACTGTTAGTTTCTTGTTTGTTAATATACTGGTCTTCTAGTAACTTGGCGTACCAAAGACCATAAGCCAAAGACATAACACGGTCTTTACGATTCCCAGCTTTTTCCTTTAGGTTAATATAGCCCTGAGTAACCACCTGTTCCAAACTAATTGCCTCATCAACAAGCCGATTAGTTTGTACATAAGGATTCATAAGACGTTTCTTTAAATCCTCGTCTTCAATCTTATAATACTGATAGTTCTTCATCATATAATCAAGACCCTCTTGACTATCAACAAGTAGATTAACTCGTCCATCAGTAATTAAATCACGCATATTACTAAACATAGCAGACTTTAATTGGATTGGAGTTTTAACAGAATAAATTACGGGGACTGCATTTCTATCAATTGTGCGGTTGACCATCTTAATATCTTCTGGATTAACTACTGTCCACGCTGGGTAAGTAACGCCACGATTTTCGTCATAGGTTTCTGTAGTGGCATAGTCAAAAATAGAAATACCTCATTTGTTATCTTTAGAGCTTTTTATCTCTAAATTCTAATACTTACCATTCGTATTAGTTCAGCATATCTTTTCTAAATAATTCAATAAATTCTTTTAATTGTTCTTCATTGTTGTTTCTTTTACCATATATAGAATGGAATTTAAGATGACATTTTTCACACATACAAATACCATTGTCAACAGAATAGCGTTCATCTTCATTGTCTTTCCAATTTTTTATGTGGTGAGCGTTTATTTCGACTCCACTGCGAATGCCGCATACTTGACAAGTATAATTATCTCTGCAAAATACAGCTTTTCTCCAATCTCTGTATTCCACAGTGGCACGTTCATATCTTTCCGTGCTAATACCGCCCTTCCAATTTGGACTATTTTCGCCAGAATGTGCTTCTCTCCATTCGTCAGTCATAGTATAATGAATTACGCCATACTTTTTTAGATAAGTTTCATGTGCTTTTTCTATGATTTCTGTATTTTGCGTTGGAACTTTGCATCCATACCTCTCCATATTTGTATTATATATTTTTTGTTTTATTTCTTCATTTGAGAATACATTTTCGCATCCATATCGTTCAATATTTGTCTTTTTAACCTTTTCCTTTACAGAATCTAAATACGCTGCATTTGAAACACCATATTTCATCATCAATGTCTCAGATGCCTTTTCTCCCGTACAAGTTGGATTATTGCAGCAGTCTTTATTTACAATCTTGCGTCCCCTTATAACATTATACCAAGCGACATCATAAACTTTGCCACAATAGTCACATTTGCATTGAACCTTTACGTTACTTCCGTCAACCAAGTCCGAGGTCTTAATGCGAAAAGAATCCCTCATTTTAGTAAATGTATAACCAAGAGAAGTATATCTTTCTTTATTTTTGGAGTTCCATTTCATATCAACGTACTCAGTAACAACCATTAATATACTTCCTTTCGATTTTGATTTATTGAATTATTTGTTGCGGACTCTTGGGAACATTATATTCTATCTCTAGGTTCAGTTCCTATGCGTTGCGTGTGACTATAATATTATTTATAGCCTTCCACTCTGATTAGCATTTCAGCTTTCCAGTTTTCTTCCGCAATACTTAATTATATATTACTATATAATTGGGGCAAGCATTTCACCCCTTGCGTATCAAGTATCATATAATCGCATTCAAACTCATAAAATAATTGTTTCATTCTCTTAGTTTGAGCGATTGAGTTTAAACCGTGCATACTATCTGCGTATGGCACAATAATTGTATATCTTCCACTATCAGGAATTAACCTAATAATAAAAAATGCAGTATTGTCGTTCTTGCTAGATTCAATAACAGCAACGTCCATACACAGCAACCTAATTTCATTAGGTAGTTTTTCTTGATAGTAAGGGTATTTTTCTCTACAATCTTTATACTGAATATACTCTTCGTCAGACATACAACAGAATGCTTTAGAGTTAGTTCTAACTCTATCCATCATTTTATATGTGAAATAAGAGTTGCCAGTACCACGTTCTGCAATACAGTTATATTCTGCCTGTAAAATATTAATGTTTTCCAGATTTGATTTGAAAGTGTCTTCTACTTTCTTTTTACTAATAAACCCATTTTTAACACCAAGAGCATAACTAACAACTGTTGCGCAATAATCTCTATTGCCGTCTGTCATCCAGTCTATATAATCCTCAAAGGTCTTATAAGACCACTCATCCGCACGTCTAATTGAAGATAGGTAAATCTTTCTTAATTCTTCGTGTTTGTATTCTTCTGCTCTTTGCTCTCTTGTTAAATCAAGATATCTTGGTTTTCTTGGGTCGGAAAGCATAGGGTCAAAAACACGAGTAATAACTTCTTTCTCTGTACGAACAAATTCATCAACAATTAATATATTAGCTCTCAATCCGAGGGCATTTTCACTGTATGTCGCAGTAAAAATTGTAGAACCATTTTTGAACGGAACCTGACATTCATTAACGCCAATCTTAATCTCATCAACTTTGATTTCCTGTTCTAGGTTCTTACTCATTCGCATATATTCATAAATCTTCTTAACGAATTGTTTACTCTGCGATTTAACAGGACAAACAACAAGGATTTTGAGACCCGGATAAAGAATAGCCATTTGACAACAGAAATCTAATGTTAGAGAAGACTTCGCTATGCCTCTGCTCCCTATAAATATATAGTTTGCAGTATTATTCATTTCCCAAATTAGAACTTTTTGAAAATCATACAATGGTAAACCTAGATATTCAGTAATAAATCTTTGAGGGTTCGCTCTCCAATACCCAACCCATGCTTCAAAATTTTCATTGTATTGCTCTTGAAGTGTAGCACGTTTTTTCTTTAGTCTTCGGATTGTGATTTTGTCTGACTCTGACATTCTTCATCACTCTCCGTTCCAAGAAGTTGAGCTTTACCCTTTTCAATTATATCAATACTCCAAGGTTCAAACTCCTTTTCAAATTTTTCAACATATTTATTATTTTTACCTAAAGCCCTTGCAGTACAACCAGTAAACGCATCAAATAACAAATTAACATTATCTACATCTGCTAATTCAGGGTCGGCTTTCTTAACAGGTCTAAATGTTTCAATATCTTCAATGCGCTGACCAACAACCTTAGAATTTTGTACGGCTCTATTTTGTTTTTCAAGTAAGCCACCATTATTCATAAGTGAAGTTAGAGCGTTTAGTTTCTTTGTAACATCTTCACCATTTTCACGAGCTTTATTAATATCAAGAGTTTGATAACAAATCTGTCTAACAATAATGTCAATATCTTTAGTATCAATTTGACCTAGTTTAGATTCCCAATCCATATATTCATTTTGAAGATATGCTAGGTCATCATTATCGAACCTTCCCCAAACACTTTGTAAGTATGCCGTGCTAAATTCAATATCTTCGTAATTGTCATCATCACCAAGTTCACCAGTAACTTTCTTAGGACGCTTAATCTTTGTATAAACATCGTAGTTACTAAGACCTTCGATATTATTTTCGCCTTGAGAATCGTCAAAGCTCGAACCCCAACCATTTTTATCTGCGAATGCAAGATTCTTTAGATAAATTGGTAATAGGTTTTCTTCTCCATTTAACACAGAGTTTTCATTCTGAGATTCTTTCATAGCCGCCAAATACGCTTGATGAATATATGGAATATCAATTTTCCTACAAGTAAAATAAATAGCGAGGTTTGTATTGCCATTGTATTTTACCAAGTATCCTTTATAAATAGACTTGACACAATCCTTACAATATGGTATCTTATTAAAGAACTTATGATATTCATCTTTTGTGGTATTGAAATTATTTTGAACTCCACAGCCACAACTAATGCAAATCAGTTTCTTTTTCGTCTCTTCTCCGATTTGTTTTCCTTTTTTAGCAATAGCCATGTAATCACCGCCTTAATCCAAACGGATAATATTTATAGATTCATAGGGATTATCAGGAGTGACAATATACATAGTCTGGGAAGGGTGAGAAGTAATACGCAAAGACTTGGCATAATTATCTGTACCACAAAGAGAACCATTCATAAAAACCATAGTCCCATCAACCTCTTTAGACTCCACATGGTGTTTATGCGCAATAAACATTGCATCATAGAACTTATGGGTTAAAAGCGTCATATTCTGAACTATATCATGAATACTATCTTTATCTCCATGAGAGCCTAGATAATTCCAGTTATAAATACTAAATGTTAAAATATCATTATCAAATTCGTTCTCATTAATATGAATATTATGTACATAGCGCAGAGCGGCCTTTAGATACCAGTCAACAAGAAGAGAAAAATTTTCATTTTGCAAGCTATCATATTTATTAGCCATACAACGAGAATGATTATCAATAACAGAATAATATTCAACATTACAATGTTGAGAAACCCCATTTAGAAACTCTGCCAAAGCATTAGAAACTTCCATTACTCGTTCAATAACATTCTTACGATTCTCAATCCGAATAGTATTATGAATATATCCAGAAATAGCATCGTTTAAATTAATAACGTACAGAGTACCAATCTTTTCAGAATAAATCTTCTTAACAACTGCGTCAAAAAGTTTGGTCATGCGCTCATGGAAAATTTCAGGATTGTATTTATTAAGATAATTATCAGTTACCATACCATAATGGAAATCAGATAGGCATAAAATAGCACTCTTCTCGGTTGATGAAAAGTTACTTTTATTATCATTAAACTCCAAATGGTTCTTAATAACATAATCAGAAATGTCCTGTTTAAGCATATCAAAACGAGCAATCTTATTAACATCACGGTTGAGCGCCGCTCTATAATCACGCATTTTGACAGTTTCTAATTTTACATCTAGTTCTTTATTCATTAACTCGTCCATTTGTTCAGACGGGTCTTTATTCTTTTGATAATCAACTCCATCAAGGAACGCCATATAATATTTACGATAAGCGCTTTCGTCTTTTCTAACACCAGTAGCTTCAAACATAAGGTCACAAATCTTAGTCCAGCTAATACCATAGATATCTTTATTCATCGCTAAACGCAAACCATATTCCTTATCGGTTTCGTCTTTACATTTAAGTAGACTATCTTCCATGTGTACTCCTTTCACTCCAAATGACTCCTTTAATTCCACGATGACTTTATTGCCATCGTTACTATCCATAAGTAAAAGCGCTTATGGATAGTTGCCATAACAATAAACATTTTTATGCAGCTCATGTAACCGCGTGACTGAATACTTATCTAAAAAGAACGGCCACTAGAGTCCACTAGCGCCTCGCATCCACACACGGATACACAAACCGCAATTGGTTTAAGAACTATATAACACCATAGCAATATACTAGTTCAATAAACATTTATCGTCGCTGTTTAACGACCTCTGGCCCCTACGTCCAGCATCATCATTTAACGAGAGGTTTTTGGCTTTGTGTTTGCAATTTTCCAAACAATCTTTTCCTTCCAATGTGTCTGATTCTGCTTATAAATATCATTTATAAACTCGTCCACATCTGCAATCTCATTTTCATCTTTTAGTTTCTGTGCCATTGCCATTGCGGTTGATAAGTCATACTCATGGTGAGCAAGTTCTTGGTTCGCAAATTCTTTAAATTTAGAGAACGCAGAAGAGTCTTCCATGTGAGCCATCATTTTTTGATAATGTTCTGCCATTTCAAGCTCTTCCATAGAATACTTGATTAATTTCTGAATAACAAATTTCGATTCATTTACAGTCATAATAATCACCTATTTGTTAAAAGTGATTTTATAATTTAATGAAATGTTCAAGATTTATTCTCAGGTGGAATAGTTGGTAGACTTAAAATTTTTTCATGAACAGCTGGTATCATTCCGTTACCGTGCAGCGCTGTGTAGCTCTCAAACATGTGTTGAAAACTTTCTAAGTCATCAACAGAAATCCAACCTTTGACTTCATAACAATTATGATATGTCCTTAACATCGCATCCCGAAGCATATCTCTGTCTGCTTGTGAATTTTGATTTCCTTGCTCTCTCAAAGCTTTAACATCATCAGAAAGAGAACTTATCTTATCTTTTTGAAATGCAATCATTGCATATTGCTCTTCGTTTTGTTTAGCAATTTTATCAATCGCATCCTTGATTTCTCTTCTCTCCCGCTTTCCCTCTTTTAAAGCTTCGTCTTTCTTCTCATAGTGCCTTTTCACAAAGAACAAAAGAAGCCCAGATACACCAAAAGTAGAGCAAATATTAATAATAATTTGCAATACGCCCATTGATATCCACTACTTTCTATAATATTTTTAACCCCTTTTATTCCATATCGTGAATCATCACTCGGTCAATTTTTATTTTTACAACGAGTCAGAACCGTCACTCATTTATTTCAGTCTGGATTATTTTACCGATAAGACAAGACTAATGCTTATCATCTTCTATTATTTTTTGTAATAAAGAAATAATAGTTTTTTCATTTTCATTTATTTCGTTTAATAGAGAAATAACCTTTTTATTTTCCGAGGTATTGTCAAGATTTAACTTATAAGATTTCTCAGAATAATTTAATAACAATGAAGCAATAATCGTATCTGCAACACCAAGGGCATCTAATCCACCTAATTCTGCATTAGTATTAAGAATCATTTGACGCTACCACCCAGCAGTTTAATTATTTCAATATTTTGTTCTTCTATAATTTTTAATTCAGATAATAGTTTTTCAAGCAACATATTTGTTTGTTCGTCAAGTTTATTTTCAATATGTTGGTTTTGCTTAATAAGCTCTGTATTTAACTGAGATGATGTCGCACCTTTAGTCGCTTGATAGACATTTATAAATTGACTAATGTTTGCGGCTCCTGATATTAAATCAGAATTTGCTATTGTTGCTAAATCATTTATAATCATACGACCACCTCTTTGAAACTGGTTCTACAATTATAAACGATAAAGACCAGACAGGCAAGCCAAAGAACCTGTATCTCCTAACCATGGGTGATAGCAGCTTAATGTTTCTATCCTCTGGTCTTTAATTAATTAAAACTTAAACATATTCATAAATTTTTCGCCATATTTAGATAGCATAATATAACACATAATATAGGCAGAGCAAATAGAAGCAGAAACAAATTGCATATTAAAAAACACCAAAATACAAGATAAGAAAATTAGCACACAAGTTCCCTTAATATAACGTCTTTTAAACTCAATATCTCTACTTCCTCTACTGGGAGAATTTTCGCTTGGCTTTGGAATAATATAAAACATATCAACAGATGACAGAAATGTAATAATAACTCCAATTATTATAAACATATTATTTACGGATAATAAAATAGCCATCATACTTCCAATAAATGAGACAATATTTGTTACTACCCAACAAGAAGCAAACGTCTTGCAGTGCTCTCCACCACAAACAGAACGTAGAAAACAATAAGTAATTTGGAATATAAGAAAATACTTGACATATCCAAAAATAAGCGATATAATAAGCCCGGTTCCAAATTCAAACAAAAAGCTTAAAATAGCAAACATACCGTATTGAGTCTCTTCAATTCCATTACTGTCCTCATGGAAATAATTCGCCATCTTTAAACCAAGTTTATAAGATATGTCTTCAATATATCTAAAAATATCCATAACAGAATATTCCTTTATTACACAAAAATAAGGGAGCCAGCCAAAAGACTGACTCCCTATATTAAAGTCTACAATGTCTATAATATAAGGATAAGAGAAGATTAGTCTTCCTTATTTTCCTTCTGAGCCTTTTCCATCAGAGAATTTGGCATCTTAGGCTGATAGTGGTTAAGAGCAGTAAAAGCATTCTCAACAGAATATTTAGCTACCATTTTTACGAAGTTTTTCATAATAATGTTCTCCTTTGGCCCTTATAATTAAATATAAAGTTATTTGAACGGAAAATATGACAAGATTACTAACAAATTCATGATATTTATTTTCCGTATAAAACATATTGTAGTCTTTAATAAAAATATCAAATATGCTTGATATTACAATAATAAATAAACAATCTATTATACTAACCATAACACACATTTTATATGTTATGTTACCACAGATTCTTTTATAAAAAAAATTTAATAGAAAGTGGTGTAACAATATAATTCATAAAAATACTTATTATTGCAAAATACGGTTCACTAACCCATGCATTTGGGATATTTTGAATAAGTATATTTGCAGCTCCAAAAATATATAAATATAATATCAATCTTACACAAATCCTTGTTCTATTTCCAGTAATTATATCACACAATAATACCAAAGCATACGCTTCAATTGGATTATAAATTAACAAACTTAGTGGAATATTCATAACGACTTCTCCTTGTACTATTTTATGGAATTATTTGTTTCCATTGTTAATATAGCACAACATACAGAAGCTGTCAAGACTTTTTTCTAAATTTGTCATGTTTTCTTCTGATATATCAATTTTATTAGAAATATCAATTAAAGCGTTAGAGAATATCTAGTACAAAGTCAACCCAACACGAGTCCCCATCATACCATTTTTTTTCACCTGTTTTTTTATTTACTGCAATTATACATATATTTTCATAGTCAGGATAAACCCGATAGGAAATCCCATCAGAATCCACAAAAAGCTTATCACCAGAAATTTTATATTTAAGACCATAAGCTTCACATAAATCCTTTACATAAGACACGCATCTATCAGAGGATAAGCAATTTCTTTCTGCCCATCTTTTACTCCGATTGCTGTTCGGATTTCTCTTCATGCTCAATCCTTTCTAAAATTTTTCCCTTAAATTCCCTATTCTCTTTTACTTCCTTTAATATAATTCTCTGCGTACTTTTTTCTAAATTTGTCATGTTTTCTTCTGATATATCAATTTTATTAGAAATATCAATTAAAGCGTTAGAGAATGAGTTTAATTTAGAATTGATATAAAGTAGCATAAACACGACCATCAAAGATAATAAGCCAAAGAAAATAATTATTAGAATATCTGAGCTATCAAATATAATCTGTTTCTTTGTTGCATACACAACAGAATAATAAATTGTGATAAATGTAGTCACAAATACTACGATAGCAACAGAAAAATTTCTTACAATGTTTTTCATATAATTTACCCTTTACTTGCGATTGCGAGTCCACTGTTCAAGATATATAGATAGCTCGGGAACTTTTTCAAATACCCAGCAAGTTTTATTCTCTCTGATGTGTACAAACGAAGTAATAGGCTCAAATCCATTTCTTTCCAGATATTCTTTAAGATTAGGAGAATAACAAGAGAAATATTTTTCCTTCTCATACTTCATACTACATCACCTTCTTTACAGATATAAAGGTGATTATTCTTCGCATTTTTACCAAATGTCATAATGTTTTCCTTTCATGCACATACGGGTGCACACCTATAAGTTAAATTTCAAATTATGTCTATAACAAATATTATAGACACTTTACTAGACATAATATTTTATATCCACTAAAGAGTCTATAATTTCTAAAATTTAACTCAAAATTATTTCTTTTGTTCTACCCATTTGGATTTGCCAAATAAGCCTTTCTTTTCAACCAGAATAGTATCTTCTGTTTCTTTTGGCTTTAGTACAGCAAGTGATTTTGAATCATCCTCTGATACATCAGAAGAATCTACATCAATTGGCGTATCTAAATCATTGATAGAAGTTGTACTAGCTGCTGGTATATTTTCTACTTTAGCATAGATTTCATCTAGCTTAGTTTTTGTATCTTGTGCAAATTCACCAAATGTTGTCGCTAAATTATCACTAGTTGTTTGCAATGTTGCTATATTAGCAGTAATTGTATTTAAACTAGCTTGAGTAGTAGCAGCTTTCGTCTCAAAATCAGCAATCGCTTGTGTTTGTGACTGGATTAGTTGCTGGATAAGATTCTCAATCTCTTCTAGTTTCTTATCAGAAGAACTACTCCCTGAATTTATAACACAGTAAGGGGATTTAGCACAAATAAGCCGCATATTACAGCAACAACATCTTGACATCGTGCCACATGGCGCAATACCGTTATTTAATACCATTCCTTTCACTCCTTATTATATTATTAAGTAAGCCAACCCTCAATATAATAATCAGTGGGAGCTAGAGGACTTAGAACGCGGACAATTTTCTTTACATCGTCATACATACAGTACATTAATCTCTGGCTCTGAGAGTATCCCATAGCCTGAGAAGCAAGAACTGCATTACCAAGACGGTCAACAAGGTGATACTTGTTTACCTCATTATTATCTGTCAGTAAAAGAGACTTGTTGTCATTAAATTCAAAACCAATCTTAATGAGCAAGGCAAAATAATAATAGCGTCTTGGATAGGGCAAACTTTCTATGGTATATATAGGATTTGCCTTTAATACGTCCACACCAGCACCAGAGCTATCAAGTGATGTAACGGTCACGATAGGCCATCTCATAATAATCACCTATTTATTATGACTATCAATTATGTTACAATGTTATTACGCATTTTTAGCCGCACGTTGTTCTTTAACACGTTTGCGGTATTCTTCAATCTTATCAGAAACAACAGCTTGTGCGATATCAGCCGCCTCGTCAATGTCACAACCAACATCTTTACCAAACAGCCAATCACAAGCTTTATCCACACCAATATTAGCATATCCCAAAATCTTATCTTCAAACAAACTTGCATAAGTGGCAATACTTGTACCACCAGCAAGCTGGTAAATAAGATAACGATATAAATTTACAACATCACGGTCAGCCATCTGTTTAAAAAGTTCTTTATCAGAAATCATAGCAAGCACCTCACTTATTCTTCTCTAACTCTTCAATACGCTTACGAACAACATCATCATTCATTAGCGCTTGTATTCTTTGCATATTCTGAGCTTCTTGCTGCTTTGCTTGGTCTCTGACACCACGGAAAGACGCTAACAATCTCTCAAAAGCTACACGACCATCTTGTGTCTGCATAACTTGAGGACGTACTAGGGCTTCCATAGTTGCCTGAATCTTTTTGTCGCATTCAGCCATGCACTGTTTAAATTCAGGATTTTCTAGTATACTCGCCTGAACTACATTAGAACACTGATTAAACTCTGTAATAAAGTCATTATAAGGGTCAGACTGTTCCGGTTGTTGTGGTTGTTGCACTTGAGGCATCATATTTGGGTCGTAACCAGTTCTACGAACCTGTTGCACATACTCCCACTGTTCTGGCGACATATTTCTTTGATATTGATTCTGATATTGATTTTGTGTTCCTCCTACATCTACTGGCATAACGTTCTGTGGAGAACGCATACTCCCGATAAGAGGACTTGGATTTGTGAAGTTCATAAATCTTCACCCGCTTGCAAAAAAATAAGTAAAAATGTGTATAATGTTATTCTGTGGAATACTTGTTCCACGATAGAGATTAGTTAGAACTCAATTAGAAAGTAAGTCCACCGTTGCAGCCACAACCAGTATTAGTGTAAGCAGGGCCATTTGCATAAGCAGTGCCGCTCACAAAATAAGGATTGCAGTAATTCCCTGCACAAGCAGTAGTTGTAAACTGATAGGTAGGAACAGATACAATTGCCTGAGAAGTGTTAGTGTAAGGGTCAGCGAGGTCAGAAGGAGACAGATAATGCTTTGCCTTGATGAAGTCGCAAGTAGCAGAATCAACATAAGCCTTCATAAACTTATCCATCCACTGCATCTTCTCATCGACACAAGTAAACTGCTTATCATTCATCTTCTGCTGCCATTCACTATTTAGCGCAGCGATTTCAAAGTTCTTAGCAATAGAAACTTCATCGCTTGCAACACGCTGACTTAGTTCGCATAGAGCACTATTTGTGTTCATTAGATTCTGATACATAATATTGGTATCAGCTAGTTGATTCTGGTAGAACTCTTTTTCGGTAACATAACAAGTATTGTTATTGCCACCGCCAAATAGACCACCTAGTAGTCCACCACCATTAGGAGAACCGTTACCACCATTGCCGCCTAATACGCCAGCAAGAGCAGTGCCACCTAAGACTGTCATTATAATTAATCGACTATATCTTACCGCAAAAGCGGTAGCACTTTTTCAAGATTCGTGTCAATAGAACCCTTACTCTCCTATTAAGGAGATAGTCTGTACAGATTTAATTTATACGAATTTCCAATGGTATCCATAGGCTGTTTTCTTCCACTTCTTGCCTCTAGCAACTTCACGAATATGATTTGATATATTGAAATATTTTGCAGATTTTCCAGTAGTTTCACAAATCCATTCTGCTGCTTTGTAAGAAGATTCAAAAACAACGCCAGTTTCTATGCACATAATCGGTTTCTTCTCATGTTTCTGTTCTGTAAATTTTTCACTTTCATACCAAAGATTATTTTTTACAGCATGACGGACATTTTCAAATGGAAGAACCCATTCAAGATTTTTGCAATTATTATTAGATTTATCTCCGTCAATATGATTTACTTGTAGTTTATTGATTGGGCAATCTTCCAATCTTTCTGGAATATTACACCAACATTCAGCAACAAGTCTATGTCTGAGAAAATGTTTTGGTGAATCAGCAATACTTTTATTATGAATAGTACATCTGTAATACCCATTCTTATCTGGTTCAAAAACAGTCTCCTTTTTAGACTTAACATTACGAAGAATGCCATCCTGACTAATTTCATATAGAAACTTTAAACTAGGAACTTTTCTAAATTCTTTCACCGTATAAATTCCTTCCCACGGGATTGCGTCTTAGAAACTCCCCCGTTAACATAATTAGTATTTTTTACTTACGAGTTTAATAAAAACTCAGCTAATTACATCCGCTCGACAAAACGAAAAATGCTATTTGGGTTATATGGTGTTAGCCCACAATACCGAGCGCAGTAGTACCTGTAGAAGCAACCTTTTTACCGTCAATTTCCATAAAAACACCACCAAGATAATATATCTTGTTATGATGTAAATTATGTTTAATATTTTAACAATATATAAAAGCGGGAGCCGAAGGGAGTAAGACTAATTACACCATTACTGGAAACCGCCATTTTTACTTTAGCCTATTATTTAAATTCTAAACATTATCATCTGTTGGAACCTAAGAAATTCCAAAAACTTTTTGCAACATTGTCTCTTTCCAATAATTTCTCAAATTAATTTTTATAGCATAGAAATAATATCCCAGAAAGAATCAAAAACATCACTAAACTTAATTGGAGTATTAATTGTCTTGTGATAAGAACCATACTTCTTAACAAACTCATTTACGAGCTTGTTATACTCCTTGCAATCTTCAATAACCTTATCATAAGCTGCTTGAACCTTATCAGCATCAGCCTTACGCTCTGCTTTTTTCTTGGTTTCCTCATCATTCTTTTGAACTAGAGCCTTTTCAGCCTTTTCTAGTTCTTCTTGTGATTCAAATAGCTTATGGCATACATCAGAATAAAAACGCATAATAGAAAATCCTCTTTTTCTTTAAAATTTAACAGAGAATCCTATTTCTCTGTTGTTGGGTGCAGAACTTCGATTTGAACGAAGAATCTCTTGGGTATGAGCCAAGCGCCGTACCTGATTGGGCTATTCTGCGACATATAAGCATACTTTAATCGGTATGCCAGCGATACTCAATTTAACAAACTATGTCCGGTCAGTATCCGGTAGAATACATACAAGTGTGCAATATTCTAAGCGTTGCAACCGCTAATAATTTAAGAAATAGTTTGCACGGCAGAGTTACCGCTTTTTTAATTCCACACTTATTGGTAGTGGTTCACCTGATGTTACAGCCTCTCACTTAATGGTAGAGAATCACCAACAAAATCAATCTTTGGTTAAATCACTTTACGGCTTCCTTGAGAGCCTTGGAGGGCTTAAAGGAAACCTTCTTGTGAGCAGGAACAGTCATCATCTCGCCAGTCTGTAGATTACGAGCGGCACGTTCCGCAACATCAGCTAGAGAAACGGTGACATCCATAATCTTAAAGGACTCACCATCCTTTAGTGCTTCTAGCAGAACAGGCTCGGCAGCGGCTAGAAAAGCCTTAATGTCCTTCTGGGTATAGTCAGTCTTGTCTGCAATCATCTTTACGATACTAGAACTAGTCATAATATTTACTCCTTTTAATCCATGTGGTTTATAACCACTTATATAATATAAATTTAATATAGCATTTAAGCTATATTTTTCTTACTTTCAATTAAATTCTTCTTCTCAGCTTTTTCATTAACAGCAGCTTGTAATTCTGCAACGTGCTTTGCACATTCGCAATCGCTGTCCTGAGAATGAGTAGCGTGTAGATACTCAAGAGCATTCTGAGGTTTGATACCAGCGTTTTGTAGCGCCATCAGTTGACCAGCCACAAAGCTCATCGACTTAATGCCTTTGTTAAATTCTTCTGCATCAAATTCAGAGTCAATAACATTCTCTAGGTTAAATCCAATAACAGGGTCTACAATATCGCCAATGTCATCATCGCCATCGCAACAGTGACAACCATCGCAATCATCAATATCTTCGTCATCGAAACAACCTTCATCAGCCAGCTTATAGAATAGTTGAACCAGCTCTTCCTTAGACATATCTTCCACGGCAATGGTTTCAGTCTTTTTAATATCCTGAGTATTTTTAGTAGTATTATTCAAATACTTATCCCTTTCAATCCCTTGGGCGAGAGTTTATCCTCGCTTGCTCAAAGCACCTTATCTACGATTCCTAATTCAACAGCTTCATCAGGATAAAAGAACATATCCCGTTTATGGTCTATCCACTCTTTTAACTTTTCATCAGGAACATGGGTATATTTCTTAATAATATCAAACACTTGTTTTTGACACTTTCTTAGGTCTTCCATAGATTCTTCTAGGTCTTTTACTTTACCGCCCATCATCGTAGAAATATCGTGCAGCATAAATTGTGCATGACGATAAGAGTAACGATTTGAACCAGTAATAAAAATAATAAAACCCATACTAGCAGCAGTACCGATAGCAGTTGTGTTGATAGTGTATCCCATGTCTTTCATCTGCTCAATCAGAGAAACTAGAATAAGACCATCCCACACAGAACCACCCGGAGTATTTAGAAGGATATCAATAGGTTTTGGATTCTTCTCTACTCCCTCTTCTCTATCCAAATCCATAAGCGTATATAGATAATAGATAGCTTCCGTAACGGATTCATTCGTAATTTCTTGATTAATCAGAATCTTACGCTGATAAATTGCTAAATTTTTCTTGATGGAGTTATTGCCAGACAGTAGAATCTGCTGCTCTACCATTTCTCCATCATTACGAATTGGAGTTTTATAATTCATTCTATAATTCCTCCAATCGTATTAGTATTCCTTTTTGCGATTTAGAAATGCAAGAATCTTACGGTCTTCCACTACATAATAGTCTTTTTGTGAACTATGCTTCTTACGGTTAGTGACAGTATAATTATGCTCACTACCCTCTTTGATTAGACCAACCTTGCGTAGCGCTTCCATATCAGAGCGAGAAATCTTAATCATTATTTTCCTTTTAATTCACTTGGGCGGTTGTTTAATTCCGCTTGCTCATAAATAAAAAACAGACCAGCGAAATACTGGTCTGTAAATAGGAACTTTCTATGTTTCCCTATTCATTATAAGGATTTGCATAAAAAATCTGAAAAGTGGCTTCATTCCTAGGTTTTTTGAAAATTCTTACCGTTACACATTAGAATTTCTAAATTTTTCTACTCTCTTTCTGGTCTTCTCTCGGTCAACTTCTATAGCACATTTATCACAATAATCAACGTTAAATGAAGTGACTGGAACTAATTTACCACAGTTTTTGCAAATAGCAAATTTGCCCTCTCCGACATAGTTCCAATAATAATTCATTATATTGTGCTTATCAATAATTGTAATAACTGGTTCAGATGTATAGTGACAATTTAACAAAGGATGGACAATCTGTATCTTGTTTTCGCCTTTAAAATTAGAATACTTAGTAAATCCATTTTCCTCCAATTCATGCAAGCAATCGTACATTGTATTAGAATCCACCCTCTTAATACAAAGCCTATTGATGTCCGTTACGGATGCTTCAAACAATTCTTGACCAGAGGCTTTTTGAATATACATAAGGGCAAACAAAATTTTACGTTCAATTTTTCTTTTAATCGTTCTTATAACATCCATCTCTTCTTTATAAAAATACACAGGATTGTTCTCAATAATCTGGGCAGAATCCCATATATTCATAATATCAGACAGAAATTGCTTTTTAAATTCTTCGTTAATTTTACCATTTATGTTTTTGAAAAATACAAAGAGTTTTTGCTCTGCTTCTTCTTTTGTGAACCCGTTTGTTTTATAATATCTCAGAAGAAGAGTCCCGTCTTGATAGATGTTATCTGAAAACTTTTGTTTTTCATCAAGCTCTTCCGCACGTTCATATTCATTAAACGTCATTCTGAACCTCCTTCAAAACAAACTTCTTCCCAAAAAAATCTTGACCATCATCCGATTCTTCAAGTTCATAATGGCATTTGGAATTTTTCTTTACATTATTTAGAATTACATCCGGGTAAACTTGCCAGAGCAAAACCCTGTCTACAGAAGGGAGCTGATTATAATACACATAAATCATATAGTCAACAAGTTCTTCTTCGTTAGACAAAACTTCTTCGAGGATTCCTTTGAAATTGTTAAACAGCTCATCAAAATATGAACTTCTATTTTCTTTGGCCGCGTCAGAAAAGAAATTATAATCCCTGTCGTAGCAATAAGACTTTGTGTAAACCGCATAGCTTGTTTTAAAATCTGTAATTATAGTTTTGATTTTCTTGCAAATTACTGGCTTAAATTCTCTGTTTTTATCTGACATTAGACAAGAATAATCAAAATATTTTTCTGTCTTGTTCTTACTAAATTCAAAATCTTCAATATATTTAGCAAGATTATTCATCGTGCAATTAGAATTAAATAGCGGCATATATTTATAATAATCACGGATAAATTTCTTTTCTTGTTCTGTTTTGTCTTCTTTACCTTGAAGTTCTGGGAGCTTCATTCCAAACTTCATCCTACAAAGATTTTTATATCTTTTCTTATAAGATTTTAGTTCTCTCATTTTCTGAGGGTAAACGTATCCAAAGAAGTAAGTTTTCTTGTCACAGCAAATACTATTCTCAAACTTGATTTTTTCGTTTTGTTTTTGAGCTTCTTGTTTCTGTTCTTCGGTCATATTATCAGTAATTGAAATGTATTTCTGACGATGAGACCAATTTTTGTTTGGCGGGCTGTACACGCAGCCCTTGGCATGGTCAATTGCCGTTCCCTGATAAAAACGCAGCATTCTAATACGTTTTTCTATCTCTGCATATTCTTTGGAATTTTTATCAAATAATTCTTTTAGAGCATAAAGATTACTTGCGAGATTTGTAATCCCGCCAATTGGACTATCAAAACTCTTTACATCAAAAGAGCCTAAGTTATCAAAATTAATTTTTTGTGATTTAACTTTTTGTTTTTCATAAGTAATAATCGGAAGAGTTGGGTCAATCGAATCTACCAGATATTTATTATCTGAGGTCATTGCGATATCCCCGTCAAAATCCGCATCGGATTGGCTAATAATCGTTAAATCCCAAATACTGTAAATGTTACCACACTGAATATATCTAAACCAATCCCTACACTTATCATCACAGTAAACATTGAGCAATTGATTCTCAGCAGGAGCAACAAGAGGACTACGTTGTGTACTTATGACTTTCGCTTCTTTATCTACCCAACGCTTTGAATACATACATTTGGCAGGAAGTAAACCACGAACTTCCATTCCGAATGCGTGTTCACACATGGCATACAAATCTGGAATCAAAAAATCATAAGACCCCTCAACATAAATCTTGCCGATTTTTGCTTGGTCAACCTTTGTTTGAATTAGCTTCTTTACTTTTTTGCTAACATAATCATCATTCAATATATCAATATTGTAAAGAAGGCATTTTGCAAAAGAAGAATCCACCTTTCTTTCAAGCTGTTCCACTGTATTCCCTTCATGATAACCAATCATCATAAGATAAGTGTATAAGGGGTCACAGGTCATTGTTTTATTTAACCAATTAACAGTAGGTTCCGCAATCTTCTGAATAGAATCCTTTGTGAAATTGTTACTCTGCAAATACTGATAATTAAGAGTTGTCACGAATTGACTTTCTGGTTTATTTACTCGCGCAACACCAAAAACATGACCGTATCTCTTAAAGTAACTTAGATACGTCTGAAAATTAGGGTATTTATTCCACAACTTAAATTGACTTTTTGTTGCTATAACATCAATGTCGTCAACATTATATGTTACTCCATAGATGTCTACGATTGTGTCTTTATGGGCAACCTCATGAGCAAAACGTCTAAAGTCAAAGCAGTTTGTAACGCCTTTAAACCATGCGGCACGAACAATAAAGCTTGATGGTAAATAATCCAGACCTAAATCTTGTTGCCATCTCTCAGCCATTTCGGGACAAACCATACCAGCTCCATCAAAAGCGTTCATCGTGAAATCAATTTTCTCAGCTCTGATATCATCTTCGCCTTTTTCATTTTTGAAAATCCAATCAACAACTTGGTCTTTCAAAGGATATTCATAATCGTCAATAACACAGATTCTTGGTGTTTTAACAACTCTAGTGGCAGAAGTAGATAGCGCGAGATAAGCTCCGAATTTAGCAAGGTTAATCTTGCCTATGCTTTTTGCATCAAGACCACAAAGCATAATATTGAGTAACTGGTCATAAATTTCTGCATTTACAAAGTTAGCAGAGTTCTTTCTTAACTGACCAGCACCAGCACATAAACGCTTATACTTTGTTACATACTCTGTCTCATTCACTTTAAATTTAACAGAGAATCCAGTCTTGCATAGCTGCTTATAATCCTTCTGTGTAGTATCGGTTCTAACTGTCACAAGGTCTGGAACAAATAGTAGTTCATTGATTTCATTCTGAATCTTTGTAATTTCTCTTGCATTCTTCTTAGAACTCTTGTCTTGTTTTAAAATATTGCGCCTATCATAAAGAGTTTGAACCTTTTCTTTGTCAAATGGTTTATCCTTAATCTGACGAATAAATCTTAGTAGTTGATTATCACCAAGAGCAACTACCCAACCAGCATTCTTTGCTGTTTTAAAGTCTGTTTCAACACAACCGTTCTTTGCTATCTGTTCGTAAATATCAGACGTGTTGAGTTTTAAAGTGTAAAATAGGTCGATTTTTGCCAAACTTTATACCTCACTTTTCTTTAGGTTTATAATTCGGACAATCCTCGTATCTCACAATTCTGTGAGCGTCATACCAGCACGAGAAAATGGACTCCCTATGTTTGACACCATAAGCATCAAAATATTCATCTAAAATCTTACTGGCTTCTGCTGGGAAATATTTACAAGTAGCATCGCATTTATGACATTTACTCATTCGCAGACCTCTTTTCTTTTAATTATTTTATCAAATTTAACAGGAAAAGTCAAGGCTTTATTAAAACTGTAATATTTTTGTAACCAATTATAGTCTTGCAATTTAACAAGAATTATGATATAATACTCTGAAATAGGCAGCTTCATTCTCAAATCGACGTAACTTAATAATGAGAATAATATAAATATAATATCCTTAGTATATATTATTATTAAATATATTATATAATATATTATAATTTAAAATATAAATTTATATATAATATTTATTATTTATTACTAGTATTATAATATATATAATTATTAATATTAATATATAATATAAGTAATTATTATAATATTTATTAGTTATATATTATTATTTATTATAAATAATAATATATTTAACAATAATTATAATATATATATATATATATTAATATATAATAGATAATTCATCTTAAATTTAACAGAAGTGTATAAGTGTTACAAAATTATTACAATCAAACAAAACCTATTGACAAATATTTTTTCTTGAGTATAATATTATATAGAACAACAGATGATGGGTAGATATATGCAATTGTTACAAAACTGCTACAAGTGTAATTTGCATATTGACAAAATCATTCTGTTTTGATATAATACTTGTAGAAGGTCAACAAGAGAAGTCGGGAGCTTGAGTTGATTTTCTTTGAGTATTTATTTCTTGTTAGATTGAAAGGAGCTGGTGCTATTGTCGTTTGATAGTAGTTTGTTTTACTCAGTAGAATTTTCAGACAAGAGCCGCGAACTAAATGAGGATATTTCTCAAGAAGCATATCGGCTAAGTCAAATTCTAAATGAGCTTCCAAAGGGTAAGAGTAAGCGGCTTGCATTTGAAAAGCTCAAAGAATGTACTATGTGGGCGAATGTTGCACTAGCTCAACAAGAATTGAAAGAAGATTAATTATCTGTTAAATTTTAGAAAGGCTGGTTGCATGAATGTAATTAAGCGTGATGGTCGTGAAGACAGGTTCCAAAAAGGAAAGATAACGCTTGCAATTCAAAAAGCAAGCGACGAAGTAGAAAAAAGTGGCATGGAAACAATGCCGCAGATTGCAATTCAGACAATCGCCACAGAAGTATATAATAATTTTAAAGCACAAGATTGCGCTGTATCCGTTGAAAATATTCAAGACGCAATTGAGTCGCTTCTGATGCAACGCGGTTATTATGATGTCGCAAAAACGTATATCCGTTATCGTTATGAGCGCCAGCTTGCTAGAAACGGTAATACGACTGATGGCAAAATCCTGTCTATTGTTGATGGCGTAAATGAAGATGTAATTCAAGAAAACAGTAACAAGAATCCTAAAATTGCAGCTACGCAACGTGATTATATTGCTGGTGAAGTAAGCCGTGATATTGTAAATCGTCTGATTCTTCCAAAAGACATTCGTGAAGCGCATGAGCAAGGCTTGATTCATTTTCATGACTCTGATTATGCGATTCAACGGATGCACAACTGTTTTAAGGGCAACACACGTTTTGTAACGGATGATGGCGTAAAAGAATTTAGAGATTTTAATGATGGTGAAACTGTTAAGGTTATTGGCTCTGATGGCGAATGGCATATTGCTACCGTAAAAAAGTACGGAAAACAAAAAATGCAAGATGTTATGATTCAATCCGGTCGTTCAATTAAGCACGTCCTCTGTACCGCCAATCACAGATGGTTATTAAATGACGGAAGTGTAACGACGAATTTAAAAGAAGGAATGGCTCTTGCGTCGCTACCTGAATTGTCTAAATATGAAATGAAGTCAAAAGAAGACTACCAAGCATGGGCTATTGGTTTTGCGATTGGAGACGGTGTTGATAAGAAATCTGGATATACAACAGTTCGCTTATGTGGAGAAAAATCAGTATATGTAGATTACTTTGTAAGGGCTGGTTACACTGTCACATATCCAGAATCTTATCATGGAGATGCCTATGCTTTGTGTAAGAACGCTTTTAAGCAAGACTTCTTGAACGCTAAAGCATGGCGCTTCCTAGATGGAAAAAGAAAGCAATTTCTTTTTGATGGTTTTTATGCGGCAGACGGAGCTGTTGAGACCAATAGAGTCTCTACTGTTGATGACCGAGTCGCAGAAATGATTCGTGATATTTCCTCTATCGCAGGATTTTATATTGCAAGCGAATCCGAAACTATCCATGATACAAACTTTAAGAAAAATGCTAGACTAATTAACTTCCGGTTCAGAAAATATCAAAATGCAAAAAATTTATGGGTCGCAAAGAAAATTACGCCTTATCGTCCAGAGATTGAATATGATGCTTGGTGTGTCGAAGAGCCAGAAACACATTCCTTTACTCTTGACGGCGGCGTTGTAACTGGAAACTGTTGCCTAATTAATCTGGAAGATATGCTCCAAAATGGCACTGTGATTAACGGCACTCTAATTGAGAAGCCTCATAGTTTTGCAACTGCTTGCAATATTGCGACTCAGGTGATGGCACAAGTAGCAAGCAATCAATATGGGGGACAGAGCGAATCGTTGGCGCATCTTGTTCCATTTATTGATGTTAGCAGAAAGAAAATCAGAAAGCAAGTAATGGAAGAAGTTGCTCTGTTAAATTCAAATGCTACGGATGAACAGATTAATGAGATTACAGAGGGTCGTCTAAAAGAAGAAATTAAACGCGGAGTTCAGACAATTCAGTATCAAATTAATACTTTAATGACGACTAATGGGCAGACACCATTTGTATCTATTTTTCTTTATTTAAATGAAGTAAAGGATGGTAGAGAAAAAGACGACTTCGCAATGCTCATTGAAGAGGTTCTAAAGCAAAGAATTGAGGGAACTAAAAATGAACAGGGCGTATGGATTACTCCTGCATTCCCAAAGATTCTTTATGTACTAGAAGAAGATAATATCCATGAGGGAGATAAGTATTATTATCTAACAGAGCTTGCCGCTAAATGTACAGCAAAGCGTATGGTTCCAGATTATATTTCAGAAAAGAAAATGCTGGAATATAAGGGTGATTGCTTCCCCTGTATGGGGTGTCGCTCGTTCCTAACTCCTGACCGCACGACAGAGAATTTAGCGAATGCTAATAACTGGGTTAAGGGAAAGAAGTATTACGGACGTTTTAATCAAGGCGTTGTTACTATTAATCTTGCAGATGTCGGTTTAAGTGCAAACAAAGATTTTAATAAATTCTGGAAGATTTTTGACGAACGTCTTGAGTTGTGTCACAGGGCGCTACAGATTCGCCATAATAGACTTCTTGGTACTCTATCAGATGTATCTCCAATTCACTGGCAACATGGAGGTCTTGCTCGTCTAAAGAAAGGAGAGAAGATTGATAAGCTCCTGTATGACGGTTATTCAACCATTAGTCTAGGATATGCTGGTCTCTACGAATGCGTTATTGCTATGACTGGCAAGAGTCATACAAGTGATGGGGCAAAACCGTTCGCACTTGAAATCATGCAACACATGAATGATAAGTGTAATGAATGGAAAGCCTCTGAAAACATTGATTATAGTTTGTATGGCTCCCCAATCGAATCCACTACATACAAGTTTGCCAAGTGCCTAAAGAGGCGTTTCGGTGTTATTCCGGGTATTACAGATAGAAATTATATTACAAACTCTTATCATGTTGTTGTAACCGAAAAGATTGATGCCTTTACAAAACTGAAATTTGAAAGCGAATTTCAGAAACTATCTCCGGGTGGTGCCATAAGTTATATAGAAATACCTAACTTGAATAATAATGTCGAGGCTGTTCTCTCTGTAATCAAGTTTATTTATGACAACATTATGTATGCAGAACTAAATACCAAATGTGATTACTGTCAGGTCTGTGGTTATGACGGAGAAATCCAAATCGTAAAAGATGATGATGGTAAGCTAGTTTGGGAATGTCCAAATTGTAAAAATCGTGATAAATCAAAAATGAACATCGTGCGTAGAACTTGTGGTTATCTTGGTACTAATGACTGGAATCAAGGTCGCACACAAGAGATTAAAGAGCGAGTTGTTCATCTAGGAGTCCAGTAATGAATTATGCTAAGATAACAAAATACGACATTGCAAATGGAGAGGGAGTAAGAGTCGTTCTCTGGGTAAGTGGTTGTGACCATTGTTGTGATGAATGTCAAAATCCTGAAACTTGGGACAGCAATTACGGGAGCAAGTTTACTGACGACACAGTAAATGAAATTCTCAGTTATCTAAACCACGATTATATTTCCGGTCTTACTCTTAGTGGTGGAGACCCACTAAAGAAAGAGAATGTTCCAGAAATCACACGCCTCGTTAAATTAGTAAAAGAAAAGTTTCCTCAAAAAGATATTTGGTGTTGGACTGGATATGAGTATGAGGAAGTAATGAATAGAAGTGATACTCAAGAGATTGTTAAATATATTGATATCTTAGTAGATGGAGAATATATTAAATCTCAGCATGATATTACTCTAAAATGGCGTGGAAGCAGAAATCAAAGAGTAATTGATTTAAAAGAGACACTAAGAGACGGTCTAGTTAAGTTATATTGTGAATAATTAATTTCAAGTAAGGGATTGGGTGGGTCGGCATTATGGTGATATATGAAAATTAGTAGCATGAATGAGTTTCAGGATAAGTGCCGTGTAGAATATATTCTTTGGAATCATAAATTTGGCGACACAAAGATTGCATTTTACGACACCTTTGTTGTATAGTCTTGTAAAACTCTCCAAAACTGGAAGTGCATCGTTTGCAATAAGGTAGATAATACTCTTGCAGAATACACATTTAACGGAGATAAAGGTGAGCTATACGAGGATGTTTATAAGAAACTAAGCAATCGTTGCATTACGGAGTAAAGAATAATATGGCTTACAAAGCACTTGATGTCGCAGAATATATTATTTGGTACGAGAATACCCAAGGACGTTTAACCAACAATCTTCGCCTTGCAAAACAAATGTATTTTTTACAGGTGACATTTCTTGCAAATAAGAAAAAACCATGCTATAATGAAAAGCTGATTGCTTGGGATTTTGGCCCAGTCGTTGAAGAGGTTTATAACGAATATCTCTATTATGGCTGTGGGGTGATTCCACCAGATAAATTCAAAAATAAGATTAGTAACTTGGAAGATGAACAGCTTATGAATGATATGCTTGATTGTATGTCAAAATATTCTACAAGTGCCCTAGTACAAATTGTTACTAAACAAGACCCTTGGGAAAATGCTTATCATAGCACTTGGAATACAGACCATGAAATTAGTCATAAGTCAATCGTAGATTACTATTGTCGTTATGGAGATTAAATATGAAGACACTGAGCCTTGAATTTTTATTTAAATCTGATTATTGTGGTGTATGGATTATCGCACCACTAGGAACAAAAGTAGATGGGTGCGGTAATTATAGTTTTGAACAAAAGATAGATTGCTATGACCAAAGAAGCATAAATAATACGATTAATAATTTCAAGACTATTCTTCAAGGGTTTTATGACAACGTAACTAGTGGTAGTTATTTTGATTTTATTCGAGAAGATTTAAAGAAAGCTATTGATTCTGATTGGTCAGATAGTTTTTGGGTTACTGATAATCACAGTGGTTCAAAATTCTCTGTTAAATTTGTTTTTGATGATACGCCAGAACGTACTCCGTATACATTCTATTTAACAGAAGAGCAAATGGACGATATTTATTCTCTTGAATATACTATTCCAGATTGTAAAAATAAAAGTGAGAAACAACTCAAAGAAGCTCTTATAGAAAGGTTAATTAACGCCTATTATAATCAAATAAATAATAAATTTAATCAGCGTAAAGACAATTCTTATGATAGGCAAGACTTAACTGACGCTCTTGACGCATTGTCCTCATATCAAGATGGCGCAGCTTATGATGTGTTACAACAATTTGTTGATGATTATTTTGATGGATATATTTAATAATTGGAGCTAAAATGAAAACTTTATACCTTGATGTTGTTTTTGATAGTCGTAATATTAATTGGCGTGTTGCTCCTGTCGGGACTGTGCGTAATGGTCAAAAATATGAACTACATTTAACAAAAGAGTCAAACGCAGATGGAAGAACGGATGAGATTATCCAAGAGTTCAAGGACATTCTTGTGGAATTTAGCCGTAATGTTTATGGCGACCAACAAGAGTGTTATGATGTTATAGATTGTGTTCGTTCTGCGATTGGTTTTAAAGATGATTGGAATGGATACTTTAAGGTTCAAAGCAGAGATAAACTAAAGACCATTGAATATTATATTGATAATCATTCAGAGAAGACCTCTTACACATTTTATTTGACAGATGAACAAGCCACGGAACTGAACTATATTGGTTTACATATTGATGATATGCCTTCTGGTATTAGTTCAGAAGAATATAAGAGCGAGATTATCAATTATCTTATTAAATTTTACAAGGAAAATCACAAATAAGAAAGGCGATGAAGATATGTGATTTATAATATAGACACCGTCCCAGAAGATACAACTGTTTATGGTTTTGCATATAAATTTTTTAATCATGATACTAATAGATTGTTTACGGCAGTCCCAACAAAGGGTGTTGTAAAGAATCATAGGTTCTACTCTGACAAAGATGGCTTTGACCCCGATAATCAATTTGATGGTTCAGAGCCAGATAGTACCCCTGCATATATTTTTAAGTATGCTGATACTATTCAAGAAGCCACAGTCGCATATAATGATTTGGTCTGTGATAGAATGGAGTGGCTTGGTGATTTACTAAAAAAATCGAGCGACGATTTATATTTAGAATTTTAAGGGGCTGAATATGATTAAAATTCTTTCTTCTCGTGGTACAGGACGTAGTTATCAAATAGCAAGATACGCCATTGAAAACAATTGTAATATCTTAGTCGCCTATTATAGTGGCGTAAAATATATGAGAGCTATTCTTGACGATATATTTAAGTCTGATGGTTATGTGATTGACAAACAAGATGGCTCAGACGATGGATATTCTTACTATTATATTTTTAGACGTAGATTTGAAACTGAACAGCATACTGTAAAGATTTATTCAGCTAATGATGCAATTAGATTCAAAGAACTTTCTAGGGATGAGAATATAGTAATTGATGATGCTGATAGAGTGTTAGAATATTTATTTAGACCTTATAAATTAAAAGGGATTACGATGGAAATAGGTAATAATTAATGAGTATTATTAAAAACCCAACTTGGACAGATGAGGAACATATTGAGTTTGCTAATATTATTAAGTCAAACGATGGCTATTGTCCATGTTCTCTAATTAAGAATGAAGACACGAAGTGTATGTGTAAGGAATTTAGAGAGCAAGAAAGTGGTGAATGTCACTGTGGAAGGTTCGTCAAAAAGTGATATAATTTATTCCAACAGACAACTTGATTTAAAACAAGAAAATGTAATTCACCAATATATGACCATGCTCTATGATGAGCATGGTTTCTCTGTTAAACAACCAACAAAAGAACAAGATATCTCTGGTATTGATGTTATATTAAATAGATATAACAAAGAATATCTTGTTGATGAAAAGGCGGCTATAAAATATTTAACAAGAGATTTGAATACGTTTAGTTTTGAATTATACAAGGCTGGATATCGTAATAGTATTGGATGGTTTGTTGATAAGAATAAATTGACGACATATTATAATATAATTTATCCGAAATCTTTTACTAATGATATTTATAATTTAGATAGCATAGAAGCATTTCTGTTAAATTCAAAAGAATTACAAGAGGCAGTTTTTCCAGAGATACAAAAATATAAAATACATTTTGATAATATAGAAGAATTTATGTTAAATCAATCAAGTTATAAAGGACGAAGATACTTTGTTATCAATCAATATATGAAATTAGTATATAGTGAGTGTATTAGACCAGAGAGGCCAATTAATATAGTGATTAACAAGCAATATTTAAGAGACATTGCTTGCGATATATTTTATAAGGATTTTAGAAAGGAGTAACCAATCCCTGTAAACAGGGTTGTTGTAAATATGTAATAGTACAACGTAAAGGCTAGAGTTATTGCGGTACGAAAGTGCTATGGGAAGATTTCTAGTCTGTCCACTAATCAGTTTGGTTAATGGACGGTTATGGATTATTCATACGAAGATTTACAAAATTTACAAGCACAATCTATTGATTTTAAATTACAGCATTGTATAAATATGATAGCGAAGTTTTATCATAACGAAAATGGAAAATGCTATTTAAGTTATTCTGGTGGAAAGGATAGTACGGTATTAAAATGGATTATTCATACGAAGGCTGCGAAATTATTCCCAGAACTTTTAGATATTCCAGTTGTTTATTTTGATACTGGTCTTGAATATCCAGAAGTGAAACAGTTTGTCAAATCTGATAGCAACATTATCATTAGAAGGCCAGAAATAAATTTCTTTCAGTGTATTTTGAAATATGGATACACGATTATTTCAAAAGAAATATCTCAATGTATTTGTGAAGCAAGAGTCTGTCCCGGTGGAGCGCAAGATATTAGAATGCATGGAGAATATATTAACCCTCATAATGGTAAAGTTCAATTTAACCATAAGAAATATCTGCCACTTATGGAATTGCCAATTATGTTTAGCAATAAGTGCTGTAACTATTTAAAAAAGAAGCCAGCTAAACAATATGAGAAAGAAACTGGTAATTATGCAATCACAGCAGAAATGGCAGAAGAGTCTATCCTTAGAGCTAGGTCTTGGATTGGCACAGGATGTAATGCTTATTCTTCAAATGGAGCAAAGCGCCCAAAGTCTAAGCCAATGAGTATTTTTACTGAACAAGATGTTTTAGGGCTGATTTTTGATAATCACATCGAGATTCCTAGTGTATACGGTGATATAGTTCTTGATGAAAATAATAATTATTATTGCATAGGTTGCGACCGTACAGGATGCGCCTACTGCGATTACGGAGTTCATCTTGAAAAAGGAGAGACAAGATTTCAAAGATTAGCTAAAACTCACCCTAGACAATATGAATATAGTATCGGTGGTGGTCAATGGATTAATAATCCTAGTTATGATACTACTAAAATTGGTACAGATTATTGGAACCCTAAACAAATCTGGGTTCCAAATAAGGATGGTTTAGGCATGGGTAAGATGTTCGACATGGTTAATGAAGTGATGGGCAAAGACTTTATAAGATATTACTAACTCGTAATATAGTAACTCATAAGTATAATTAAAGACCGTAGAATTAACTACGGTCTTATTTTTATGTTTTAATAAGTGATATCATTTTGATATCATAATAATATGTCGATGATATTAAAACTTGTTAGTCGATGTTCCACAATTCCCACCACTAATGCTCTCATGTCTATATCATACCCATCTACC